GAAGATAGCTCTGAATAGTTGACCGATTGATGCGAACATAATGTATTCCTTTGTAAGTTAATTGATTGTTCATCTTAACCTCGTAGAGGTTGCTCTTGATCTTAGGGGGGGGGGTTCCGCTTTTGAAAGGCAAAAGGAGTATAGTACTGCTACCGTACGTAATAATTAAAAATTTCAAAATACCTGAGGTATAAAAAAAAAGCCCCTTAGTTGGGGCTTAGTTTGTGGGAGAGATTATTCCTCTGGTTTGGCTTCTACCTTTTTCTTTCGTGGCTTACGCTTAACCTTGGTTTCAGTAGCAACAGTCTCTTCTTGGGGGGCTACTACACCATCTTTGTTTAGGTCTTTAGGTTGCTCCACTGTTTCAAACAGTGCATTGAATGTTACTGGATCATAGATGTTAATCTTACCTGCATCTGTTTTAGTAACAATATGGCCTTTAGATGGCATGATAAGGATTTGTTTCTTGCGGATAGCTGCTAAGAACCATAGAGGTTGTACATCTGTACCGAATTGGAATGCCTCTACTTTTACTGGTTTAGCTACAAATTGTTTACTCATTTACTTCTCCTCGTAGTAGGTTTTGTTTACAAGAGCTTTAGTCTCGTTAGCTGAGAACCATAGATCAGTACCATCCATTAGACGTTCCATGTCTCGTTCATCTAGGTATTTTGAGTAGATGTCAGTGTAGACTTCGTTCATGTATTTCTTTTGGTACTCCATTTGTTTCTCTGTATCGGAGCCTTTACCTACTATACCACCTGATTCACGGTGAAGCATTAGTGAGCCGAATTTACCTACTTGTTTATTCTTACATGATAGGAAGATTAGGGAGCCTGCTGAGAAACCATCACCTACTAGGCGTGCTGTTACTTGGCCTTTACATTGTTCGATAGCATCGATTAGGTGTACTGCTGTGTCTAGGCGACCACCCGGAGTGTTGATTGTTACTAGTACTTTGTCACCTTTACGTGCTTGACGAAGGATTTCGAATTCACGTTCATATTCACTAGGCTGTTCAATAGGTTCTAGTAAGTCGATATACCCTGTACGGTAGTCACCGTGGTCTGAAAATAGTGGGATGTCTTTGGTTGGTGCTTTTGGGATTAATAGATCGATCATAGGGTGTATCCTCATATTGTTTGGTTGCACTTACTATAAGGTTACTATATCTTAAGTGTCAACAGATTATTATTGAGGGTTACCCGAATGACTAAAATGACAGAAGAGGATTTTAAAGCAGCACTACCTGCACAGATGAAGAAGAATGTTAATACGGCATTGCTGGATAAGGTTAATGACCTTATTGCTAACGATGACGCTAGAGAAGAGTTTAGAGATAATATTATTGGCATGAGCCACGTACTTAAAGAAGGTAAGTTTAAGTTAGATAGTTATGTTAATGCTGTTAGATACATTGGGTTTACTATGCAAGGTAAGAAGAATCAAGAAGCCTATGCTCTTACGTTCCCTGATAAGACTAAGAAGTGGGGCCAGATGGGTAAGACAGCTAAAGATATTAGCGCTGCTGTTAGTATTTATAATAAGAGTAAGTTGGTCAACTTGGTTCGGGAGGCCGCGATGATTCCGGCTGCAATTTATAATGCTGATGTCTTTCAAGAAGCTGTTAATACTCAAGCCCACTTAATGCGTACTGCACATTCAGAGAAGGTACGTAGCGATGCAGCTGCTTGTTTGATTAAAGAGTTACGTCCACCAGAGATCCAGAAAGTAGAACTAGATATCGCAGTTAAAGAAGATAGCGCTATTGCTAGCTTACGTGATACTACGGCTCAGTTAGTGGCTCAACAGCGAGCTATGCTCCAGTCACAAGAAGTGAGTGCGAGAGATATTGCAGAACAGAAGATGGTAGTTATTGAAGGAGAGTTTGATGAAGTTGCGGACTAAGTTATTTGAAGATTATAAATCTTATACGTATTTTGGAGAGAAGAGTTTATTGCTAAAACTATGCTGGCCTTTTGTACATAAGAGCTTTGCTACTAAGTTTGCTATAGATAGTCTTACCCACCAACTAAAGTTTCAACGTACCCTACACCTTGAGTATAAAAAGAAGTATCACTTACTCCATAAGGAGCATAATAAACACCTCGCCCTATATGGGGAGGCTACTCAGTTTAATGTAGACTATGATCTACCTGTAAATGCTGCTTCAGCTGTACACGAATTATTTATGGAGGCTGACGATGATTAGTTTTGTATTTGAATATGAAGATGGTTCCCTAGAGCTTCACGGTGAAGTTGAAGGTTGGGTGCATCCTTTGAAAGATATGGATATCCAAGGTGTATATCATCTAGGCCCACCTAACTACCACTTCTGGAAAGATGCCATGCATATGTTAGGTCCTAGTGAGCATTACTGTGTATTCCCTGTAGATCAGGAACGATTTGATCAGCTTAAAGTGGAGGCGATGTTATATGGGTGAGCCACGAACATTATGTCCTCATTGCGGTAGTACAGATGTAGGTTTAGTCTGGGGCCACTTAAAATTTACTTATAGATGTAGGGAGTGTCGTCATGGATATTGATTTAGACATTAATGAAAAAACAGTTGAGGATTATCTCAACGAAGTGGTCTACAAAGACCAACTAACATACTGTCCTAGCGACTTTGCTTTGGCCTTTGTAACGTTTATCAAGCTGGTAAATGGAGCTGAGGGTGAAGAGAACAAGACACCAGTAGTACATTACAAGATGTTGGACACTATTACTGAAGGTAAACGACGTATCTGTAACCTATGTCACCGTGGCATTGCTAAGACAACAGTTATGGGTGAGTACTTGTTCCTGTATCTAGCGGTATATGGCGAATTACCTGGGTTTGGTAAGATCGATCTTTGTTTATATGTGTCGGATTCCATTGAGAATGGTGTGAAGAACATGCGTAAGAACTTAGAACACCGTTGGGATAGCTCAGACTTCCTTAAACACTATGTACCTAACACCCGATTCACAGATGTTCGTTGGGAATTCAACAATATCGATGGTAATAAGATGATCGTTAAAGGATATGGTGCTAAAACAGGTGTTCGTGGTGCGAAAGAGATGGGTAAACGTCCACAATTAGCTATTCTCGATGACTTGTTCTCGGATGAAGATGCTAAATCACCTACAGTTATTGAGAACGTAGAGGCAACAATCTATAAGGCGGTAACATACGCACTTCACCCTGCTAATAACATTATAATCTGGTCAGGTACTCCCTTTAATGCTAAGGATCCTCTATATAAAGCGGTTGAATCTGGTGCATGGGCAGTAAACGTGTTCCCTGTGTGTGAACAATTCCCTTGTACTAAGGAAGAGTTTAGGGGTAGCTGGCCTGACCGTTTCACTTATGAGTATGTCTCTGAACAATACTCTACAGCAGTTAAGACTGGTAAGGCGGATACGTTTAACCAAGAGCTTATGTTGCGAATCATGTCGGATGATGACCGTCTGATCCTTGATTCAGATATTAGTTGGTACAAGCGTTCTAGCCTGTTAAGTAATATGGAAGCATATAACTTCTATATCACTACCGACTTTGCAACCGGTGCAGAGAAGCACAATGACTACTCAGTTATTAGTGTGTGGGCTTACTCCTCTAACGGTGATTGGTATTGGGTAGACGGTGTAGTGAAGAAGCAGGACATGTCTAAGAACGTTAATGACCTATTCCGCTTGGCCCAGATGTACAAACCACAATCAGTAGGTGTGGAAGTGAGTGGTCAACAAGGCGGTTTCATTAACTGGATACAAGATGAGATGATGCGTAGACGTTGTTGGTTTGCATTGGCTTCAGAGAACAATTCCAATAAACCGGGTATTCGTCCTGTACCTTCGCAGAAGAAGATCGACCGATTCCAAGTAGTAGTTCCATGGTTCAAAATGAATAGAGTTTTCTTCCCTCAGGAACGTAAACATTCACCTGAGATTACACAGGCTATGAACGAGCTGACTTTGGTATCTAAACAAGGCTTTAAATCGAAGCACGATGACTTCTCAGACACGATCTCTATGCTATCGGTACTATCGCCTTGGAAACCTTCAGCGGAGGTCTCAGGGGGTTTTACGGACGGTGTGTACGAGATAGATGATGAGGAGTATTTAGGCAATACAGGTATGTCATCATATTTACCTTAATCAGGTAAATTTTTATCAATAATTGGAGGTAATAATGAAATTAGTTTTAACGTTAACACTAGTATTGGGAATGTTAGTTGGGTGTACTATATCTAAGCAAGCAACCCATATTCGAGGAGATATTACTGTAGTGTCTGAGAACGTGGACAAGGTACATACTAGTATTGGGGAGTACTCAAATAATCAGGAGGTACTAGCAGAGTTGGATGAGTTACAGGAGAGTTTACTTGCTGCATTGGATGGAGGTCCTGAGCTACTTAACTTGGATATCTATTATGCTCAAGCCACTGACATATATCATGTGCTTAAGGCTGAGGCAGTTGAACGTGACAGTGAGTTAACTGATGCCCAACGCAGGGAACTGCAAGTATTAGATGCACAGGTGCTTCATCTTAATGAGGAGGTGGTACAGTTTAAAGAGGATACCTTTTTATTGGATAAGCTAGGTCTTGTACGATATCTTGTAGAGTTTACTAGCAAAATAAGGGGTTATAATGAGTAGCTTAAAAGATTTATTACATGCTCAGGAGTTAGCTAGGATAGGTGTGGTGTATGCACCTGCTTGTTTCCTTGTAGCCTCGGAGCAAGAGTTACTGGATACCTGTAATGGGTGCGGTGCTGCAGGCAGTTGGTTTAGACCTCCATCTACAATGTGGGGTACTTGCATTAAGCCAGCATGTAATATCCATGACTGGATGTATCACAAGGGGTACACTATTGAGGATAAACACCAAGCAGACGAAACCATGCAGAATAATCTTGATCGTCTTATAGATAGGGATGCCCATAAGTGGTATAAGCCAACTATACTTCAGCATATTAGGAGTAGAATATACTTCATTGGAGTCTCCTGGTTTGGTGGTTCTGCTTACTGGAAAGGTAAGAATGGTGTAGTATAATTATTAAGTCCCTTAGGGGACTTTTTTATTACGTGTAAGTAATATCTTATCCTACATCCTTGATGTATGATTAGGCTTTGGCAATTAACATTAGGAGACATAATGAAACTTTCTGAACTGTTCAGCTACTTGACGTACGGTGAACTAAATAACCTCAAGGTTGGAGGTAAGGAGGATGGTGGTATATATCCCAAGTATAGTGATGAGGTGGTCACCTATATTACTCAAGGGTTATCTGCACTCCATTCCAGATTTGAACTTAAACAAAACGAACTTGTAATCCAACAGTTTGAAGAGATTACTGATTATATTATTCAACCCGAATATTCACAATATAACGAAGACTCTACAGAACCTAAACGTTGGATAATGGATTTACCTAACTCACCTTACTCAGGAGATCTAATTAGAATCTCAGAAGTATTTAATGAAGGTGGGGTACGTATGCCTTTGAATGACAGTATGAAACCAAATAGTATGACTACTCCAAGGTTCGATATACTTCAGATGCCTATGCCTGATCCAGAGAATGCTTATGCTGTACTCTATGTTGCTGATCATGATCCTATTGATCTAACTAACTTAGCACCTAAATACATTAATATTAGTATACCTACTCCATTAGTTAGGGCACTAGTACTTTATGTGTCATCTCTGGCACACACTGCAGTAGGCAGCCCTGAAGGTGTTAATACTGGGTTTGCAAAGATGCAGGAATATGAGGCGGTATGTATAGGTATGGAAGTACAAGGTACAATCGCAAAAGAAACTTGGGAACTTAATAAGATAAGGAGAGACGGATGGGTATAAATAGTGGTTCACCTACTGCAATAGTGGGTAGATATATAAATACAGCATATGACAATGTTAAGTTAGTGGCAGATAATATTGATGTAGTAATTGAAGTAGGTGATAACTTAGATAACTCACTTAAGTATTTAGGGGCTGCTACTGTTGCGCCTACAGAACGTCTAGATGGTAATCCAATAGAGGATGGTGATTATTTCTTCGATACTAACTTAAATGGTTTAACATACTATAAGGCTTTAGACTCAACATGGTTTACTATAGATCCTTCTGTTGTACTAGATGCCGCTGATGCAGCCGTACAGGCAGCTACAGACTCGTCTGATAGTGCTACCGCATCTACAGAGCAAGCTGTTATATCTACAGCACAGGCAGTGATTGCTACTGAACAAGCTACCATATCAACCGAGCAAGCAGTACTTGCTGCAGCTTCTGCACAATATGCAGAGGATGTCTCTCTCAATGACTTGGAGGCTATAACTAGATCACTTAATATATTAGATTCAGATATTATTTATGACACTGACACGGTAACACCGATTCCATCATATATTTACTCGGTATCACAGCAAAAAACTTACTCCGTACCTGCTGGTGCAATAGGTAAAACTATTGTTAGTGTTGTTGGTGATGTTCTGGAGACTAGCGGTGGTAGTTATACGCTTAACATGGTGGTTACTGGACGGGTAAATAAAAGCGAATCTGAAATCGTAGCCGGTACACCTGCTGTAGGTGAAATGTGGTTTAACACCACTGACAGTACGATTCACATGGGCGACGGTATAACTCTTGGCGGCATTAAATACCTTAATGAGAGCACAGCCAAAGTGGTCTACAAGAAAGTAGGTGCTGACTCTGCGGTTCAGAACATGATTGATGGCTTACCTGCTGTTGCGAAAGAAGGTGACACTGTATCTACAGGTAACACTGACTGGAAGATTGTTGCTAACCAACCTAATACCTTTGTACAACTAGATTCAGGGCTGTATGCTATACCACTTAATGGTGTTCATGTTGATGATTTTGGTGCAACGGCTTATGACGGTGACTGGACTGTTGATACTGAAAGTCGCGTTGATTCTACCGAAATGGTTAACCAAGCGCTAGATACAGGCGGAACAGTGGTACTAGGCTACGGCACGTATTTATTCACAGATGAATTATTAATGTTTACGTTAGGTCAAACAATGCGTGGACAGGGCGGGGGTAAATATGAGGGGGGTATTAACTACAAATTACGAAGCGGTTGGAAAACGCGCCTGTTTTTCCACGGCTCACCAACTAAATACACTAAAACTAGACGAAATGCACGCTCGTCCTCTTCTGATCCTGTTGATACTCCAACTGCGGTAGGTGTAAATATTCAGCAAGAGCAAGTTACCTTACAAGGCGTTTTTGTTGACTTGTCGTGTGATTACACAAATGCATCACCATCAAATTTAGGTGCTGATTATGACGTAGGTATTAATATCGGTTGCCGTCTATCCTCTGCGCTGCTAAATGTGAATGTGCGCGGTTATTGGAGACAAGCAGGCGTGTTGCTTGATGTTACGCGCCTAGGTTCGATTGGTGAATTCTCAACGCCAGGGGGTAGAGAGTACCCTTCTACTGGAGCAAACGGTGCAGATAAATGCCGTATTGACCGCTGTGTGTTTGGTGGACAAAAAGGGCTCTTTGTGGCTGGTCCAATTAAAAATGGGCTGGGTACATACTACGATGATGTAGCAGGGCTGGTTTCTGATGGTCGAGGTGGTTACGGTGCATCGGACTTACTAGCTACACAATCATACTTCTACGGGCGAGATCATCATTCCGGCTACCGCGCTTATGACGCGCCTATTGATAGTGGCACAGGTACGCTTAACCCTGAACTTGTTGATGTGAACATGCTTTCAGCGCCATTAGTTATAGATGCGTCTAGAGGTTCAGATTCTCAGCCCCGGGTTCGTCGTTTGAAATTTGACGCTTGCCGTTTTGTTACTATTGAAGCAGCTAGAATATTTATAGACAGGGCTCACGAGGTTGTATTTGATTTTCCGACAACTGAGTCATTATCTGGAACTGTGTATTCAACAGGTGGAGCGGTTGTCGATCAGTACGATTACTATATTTCGTCATTTAAAGATATCGCATGTAAACCTACTGATTGGGACGGGGCAGGGACAGGTGCGACTAGAATATCATTTTTGGAGTCTGCTGGATTTCCATTCTCACGTTATTTTGAAGATGTGGTTTATCAGTATCGCTTAACGATTACGGGCAGACAAGAACCCGAAGAACAAGAGCAAACAGCGGAGCTGTCATTCCTATTCGGAGGTGGCTCAGAAGTATTCACAACTAATAGACTTATTTATATGTCAAGCGGCACGTTAACAACGATGTCTGTAGCTATTGCATTTTCTGGTGTTGATACAGCAGATTTATCAACCGTTACGCTCACAGCTCCCATAAAGGTTGGTGATAATGGCATTTTAAATATCGACCCTGTAAAATCTACAGCGCTTAACTTTTCCGATGGGGATGAGTATAGAATGCGTGTAATTGATACTGCCACATATCTTCGACTTGAGATAGATAAAAATGGATCACCTATCACCTATCACTCAGGTGATATCAACGAGAGCGGCTCGATAGTGGCGTGCGGTATTGCCAGCGATAGTGGGTTCTCATAGGTAGTAGTTGATATCGTGGCTTCTTATAAGGTCACGATATCTTTTACGTTCTAACTATCCAAAGCATTTTGAACTAAGTGCATGATCGTTAACTCGTGACCGCGTGATAGGTCGCGGTATTTGCTAACATATTTAATAACTACCTATAACCTAAGCATTGCTTACTAACGTTTAACAAATTATTAAGGAGAAACAATGAGTAGAACATCAATTTTTAGTGGCCCCGGTAGTCCTACCGCAGAGACAGCCACTTATATTAATACATCTTACGACAACGTTAAGGTGGTCTCTGACAACATAGAGGACGTACTTATAGTAGCTACAGCTATTACAAACGGAGATCTTGATTCAGTTTTTGACAACATAGATTCTGTGATACTTGTTGCTGCGGATATTACATCTGTAGTTGCAGTAGCGGATGAGCTACCTGAACTGTTAGCGGTATCTGGTGCATTACCTGAACTGCAAATAATATATGACAATATGGATGCCTTGCTTTTAGTGTATGCTAATTTAACTATGCTGCAGGTTATCGCAGATAATATGGAACTTCTTGAAGAAGTGGCAGCAAATATTCCTTACTCCCTTAAGTACTTGGGGGCACATATCGATCCTCCTACTGCACGACTGGATGGAAGTGACCTAGAAGACGGGGATTATTATTTTGACTCTGATGCTTCAGCATTAGTATATTACCAGTTATCAGATGACTCTTGGTTCCATGTTGATCCAGGTGAGGTTTTATTAGCTCGTGACGAGACTATTGCTTTACGTGATGAAACCATAGGGTTACGTGATACAACAGAAGGTCTGAAAGACACTACTGAAGTACTTAAGGATGATGCTAGCGATTACGCTGATAAAGCAGAAGAGGAGGCAGACAGGGCTGAGAGTGCTGCAAGTATTCTAGTACTAGCTAGTCATGCCATGACTAAAGCTGAGTTCTTTGCTAATGCAGAACAACGCAAACGTGACAATGCAGGTAGTGGATTCTTGGAGTGTGGGAAGCATCGGTCAGGGAGAGTACCAATCAACCAAGGCTTATATAATTCAAGCGTACCTACTCTAGCTAACAGTCTATATCTTGGTAATGGCAACCTGTCTGAGGATACAAGTTCATTATCACGAACAGAGTACCCTCTTGCAGTAGTAGATGGAGTGATGCATCGTATAGACCAAGTTGCTCATACAGGCTTAGACTATCAGCGTAATGTAATCAAATTCCCCGATGCAGAGCAGGGTACTCGTTCATACGATACAGCAACAGGTGAAGTAATTGATTACCTAACTGATGTTGACCCTAAATATGGTGATGTGGCTAGTGACTTGAATGAAGCGGTTGCAAGGAACTTTGAGGGTAGTGTTAAGAATGGTGATTTTAGGTTTGGTGATGATGGGAATTGGAACGTAAATGAAAATGCGTCAATATCCACAGATGGTATTTTATTATATGCCGTAGATGATTCGGTATTTTCATATGCTACCCAAACTATTGTAAATTCAGAAACAGAGGTTGAATATGAAATTGAATTCTATGCTGATGTACGTTTAGGTGCTTTTAGTCTTGCCTACAGAGATAATACAACAGTTTATATAGCTCAAGACGTAACAGAGTCGGGTACTCATAAATATAGATTTACTATAGATGCTGCTAACCCTAATGCGTATATACGTTTTAGTAGACAGACTGGGTATGATACATATGATATGTCATTTACTAATATCTCTATGCGCAAAGTAACCAACCAACCAATTCTCTCTCGTCAAGATTACTGTTTCTTAGAAACATTTCATGAAGTAATTTCTGACAAAGGTGTAGTGTTCCCATTGGGTAACGTACAGTATGGCGCAAATGCTTATGAAGGTATTCCACTACAAGCAACCAATACGCTACAAGGTTACTCAGCCTTTGGTGAGTGGGATAGTGAAACAGTTGGTTATTCTGCTGTATGGGCTAACTTAACTGCTGAACATCAAAAAGTATTCTTAGATGATCCCGATAACAACTTGTACTTTGATGCAGGAGCTAATGAGTTAATTCAGGTTCGTTATCGTGTACGTGTTATTGAGGGTGTTGGTGATAATTGGGAGAATGTGTCGCAAGGTCGCTATACAGGTGACGGGTACATGGCATATAAAACTGGCTTTTCATACCCAAACCTAGTTAATCCACAAGGTCAGCAGGACATTACAGGAGGGTTGGGACTGTCTGCAGGTGGGGTATTTGATAGTATACACACGGCACAGGCACATACACAATCCCCTTTAATAGATGGGGGATATGCTATTCGAAACACATCTATACCTGTTGGGCATAATCAACTTTGCTTCGCTCTACCCCTCTGTCTTGTACAACGTGGAAACCAAGGTGCATACCACCCTGTTTATAATTCTGATGGTTGTGCAAAATTCCGTTCATCTACGCTAGTTTCACAAAATAATTGGTATGATAATAACGCATATCAACCAACCTCGAAGGGTGAGTGTTTCAATAGAGGTCCTTCTGGTTTTCCCGTTGCAATAGATACGGGTTATATAGGACAACCCACAGGTCGCTCAGACCAGTATGAGTTCTATGATGCAATCTACGCAGGACAGGTACAAGACCTATGTCTAAATGCTAATAAGCAAGATGCTAATCGTTTACTAGAAGATAGTATTCGTAAAGCTGTTGCAGGGGAAACTCGCGGTGTTGGTAAGGTTCCTTTCTCCACTGTGTACGATGATGCAGGGAGTGGTGGTAGTAGTAGTGCAGATCTACTCTGGGCTATGAATGTAAACAGTGACTACCTGACTATGTACGCGGATTTCTCAACCAAGAATGTGGTAAGTGGGGACTGGTGCATTTTATACGATGCAACACTAGAGTTCGCATTAAGGATGCGTATGGATGTAATAGGGTCTACAGGAGATACAATTCGACGTACCAATATGACAGGTACTCAAGGATTGGACTGGGAGGTGTTGTTTGGTACATTCGACATTACGGAGGCAACTAACGGTACAGGTAACGAAGTCTACTACATTCTTGAGAAGGAACTCACTCCTGAATACGATTCTCTACCTTGGGTAGATATCATTGGTTCACCTGAAAATATCCTAGCTACGTTCCCTAATGGTGTTATTGGGCAGTGGATTCCTCAGTTACCTGACGGTACTTCTCAAAAGTATAGTCTTAATAAGAAACTTGCATCAGGTAACTTAGTGCGTATTAAAAAAGACTCACTTGATGATACTTGGGATTATCTGGTAGTAACTTTCAATGAATCCATGAATACGACTGTCGTGACCTCTGCTTCTGACTCCATAGTGTTACTCCATTACGAAACACTCTCTGATTTCACCGAACCAGATTTTAATGGCGTGGTTTATGGTGATTTAGGTGATGTATTTGCAGCTCAAGACTACCGTGTTGATGTGGGCAGTAGGCTAAATAGCTCATTATTAAACACTGTGATTGTTGGAGATGTCCGTAGATTCAGAACAGTGAGTCTTCTAGGGAGTGCTCTTGAATCGCAAGCAGGTCATGTACATAAAGGTAAGCTAATTATGTCTGCAGCATATGCACCTGAACATGCACCTTTAGAACACTTAGAACCCCCAGTAGATGGAAACACTGCATTTAAATCCCTGTACGGGTTAACGGTTAAAGATGGGCTTATCTATCCTATATATTGGGGTAGACAGCTTGTGTATACTATTGATAATTGGGGAGATGATAATACAGTGCCTGTAAATCATAGCGATTACACCATGACTGACTTGAATGGTGTTACTGTTAAGGCATTCTGCCATATAGGAAAGAACCCTATTGGTATTGCTGATTACACCCAAACTAACTAATGGAGATTGGGGGAGTAATCCCTCTCTAATAAAATATGTTTAATGAAACACAAGGTTATGTAAAAGATTTACCTGTAGTGATGCAACCCTTCTATCAAGATGAGTTACGTCGTGAACCTACAGGTGAACAGATTGAAGAAACCTACATTGGTTTTGATGCAGATGGTAATAAAGTTGAATTGGTTCGTATGGTTGATGAATATGTTGATGTTAACTACGTAGTAGAAAAACCTCGATATGATCTGAAGTCATGGGATTATGTTGAGAAAGCTCAAAACTACGAAGCTAAGATTAACGGTATCTATAAAGCATGTGAGGCTGAACAGTGGGCTTACCATGATGAATACGTTGAATGGTACTTTAGACCTGAACCTAAACGTGCTCAAGATGAGAATGGCCAGTTCATTGGTGACGATCCTGAAACTCCTGAGAATGAAGCTTGGGAGAATGGTTTTACTCCTGAAATGTATGATGCCCAACCTGAACCGATTGATACTTCTACTAAACCTGAACCGGTTATTGAAGAATTGCACCAAGAGTTAGCTATTCAAACCCGTTATGATGCTATCTATGATGTACTCCTTATTAGTAAAGGTCTAATTGATATCGGTATCGGTAAAGATGGTGTGAAAGGTATTACTAACCTCACTGATACTTTAGATGCTATTGCGTTAGGTATGGATAGCTCTGAGGGTGTAATGTGGATCATGGCTGATAACGTGGCTACCTTATTGCAATTGGAAGATATCGAAGAAGCTGTTGTGAAGTTCAATGCGCGTAAGCAAGCAGTGTTTACAGCATATGCAGAATGGCGTAGTGGTGATATGCAGAGCCCCTTCACTGTAGGAGGTACAGATACTTAATACATAGAATTGGTGTACCATTTTCTAGTGCAGATCTGCATCTTTTACATTATGATATGCAAACAAAATAAATTAAGGAGACTTTAAGTATGTCCGAATGTATTAACGTAGCTCTTGATGTAGATGTTGGTACCACCATCAACTCCCCTAACTTCTTCTCTATAGAAGAAACTGTATCTCCCGGTACTACCATTGCAGATATTGAAGCAGGTATTCTAACGGGAGAATACACCCCTATCGATCCGAACTTATACACCTATGAGGGTTGTATTAAAAGTGACTATGGGCAGGCTAAGATTACTGACTTAGATCTTAGTATTTCTACTGTAACTATAGAGGGTACCGTTGAAGGTGGTACAGACTCTTACAATGTAGTTACTTTTAAAGTACCTCCTAGTATTACTAAGGTATGGGACAATAAAGGTTCTTGCCTACTGTTTGATATTAAACGTACCGAGATTGCAGATGCTACTGAAGTGGATATCTGGGTTAAAGGTAAACTAAACGTGTTTCCGATCATTACGGAGTAATTATGAATATAAGTGACGACAGGAAGAAAGGATCAGTTATCTCATATGGACCTACTTCTAGTGTTGATATCGTCTTAAAGGATGAACTGCTAGTTGGCTGTAACCAAGATAATCTTGTAATTGAAACCCCCACCCACAGTGAAGTTATATCTTTAGGTGAAGGGCAATACCTGCAAGGTCCCAAAGGGGATAAAGGTGACACCCCTCAACATGAGTGGTTAGACACTTCATTAAGGTTCCGTAACTATGATAATTCATGGGGCGTACTCACAGACCTTAAAGGTGATAAGGGTGATAAAGGTGATCAAGGTATTCAAGGTCCAACAGGCAGTATTGGTACTGAGGGTCCACAAGGCCCTACCAGTTTTGTATGGGCTAAGTATGCTGACAATGTTACACCTGAACCTGAAGAGATGTTTAATGACCCTACAGGTAGAGAGTATGTAGGTTTAGCATATAACCGTTCAGTTGAAGAAGGTAATGGAGATCCTTTAGAGTTTGATTACCGTGTTTACTCTTGGTCTAAGATTCAAGGTAATGATGGTAGCCCGGGTACTCCCGGTACTCCCGGACAAGAAGGTCCAGAAGGTCCAGCTGGTGGAGGCTTCACTTGGATAGGTGAATTTCCTGCCCATCCTACAGAAGCTGATATTGGTAGACCCCTTGAAGATGGGGATACCTATTTAAACACCACAGATCAACGTGTGTACACGTATGCCGGTGGGTGGCACCTTATGTTAGATTCTGGTGCAACAGGCCCTGTAGGCCCACAGGGAGCCCCTGGAGGTGGGTTTGTTTATCAAGGTGAGTTCTCTACTAGTCCACCAAGCGCTCAAGTTAACTGGCTATACAAGAACCTTAATAATGACCTGTTCTACGTATATGGTAGTAGCGGTGCATGGGAGGTAGCTACTTCAGATGGTAAGGCAAGTATAGAAGGTGCTGATGCTAGTTACGGCTGGTACTTCTATACAACGTATAGTTCTAATGATGTAGGTAATGCCCCTGAACGTCCTATCTTAGATGGTAACAGCGGAGAGTGGTTAGCTAGCCCCTATGAACATGAGGTTGGTGACATTAACTGGTGTGCCCAGAAGATTGTTAAGAGTACTGACCCTAACCAAGGTGTATGGGGAGTTCCATTTGATATCTCAAATCTTAACTTCAGAGGACCAGAAGGTTTCCGAGGATCACAAACTATCATGATACCCATAGTGGGGTGGACTGGTGCGTGGAATGATAGAGATGCTGAACATGCTGTTGGTGGTTCGCCTCAAGAGTGGGATGTAGTTACCATGTACCGATCAGAAGACCCAAACGTACAAGAAACTAAGCGTTGGGGTTACAACACACAGACTCAGACTTATGAGTGGTTATCCTATAACTATGTATTCTTAGGTGATGTGTTAGTGGACGGTTCACTAGATGCTCAGAAGGTTAACGTTAATTCTACCCTTACAGTAGGTAGTGGGAATAACGTAGGTGTAGTATCCGGTGAAGATACTATTAGGTTTGCGGCAGGTAATGCTAATAAAGCTACAGCACCCTTTCGAGTAGACCAGACGGGTAAGTTAACCGCTACCAATGCAGACATAGAGGGTCATATAAATGCAACGTCTTTAACCTTTGTAAGCGGTGGCGCTATTCCACCCGAGATTGACAATGACAACGTCGATACGGTTAAAACGTTCTACCAAGATGGCGCACCTACAGGTGCAAGTGAAGGTGACCTGTGGGTAGACACCGACAATAAGAATAAACTGTATCGTTACTCAGGCACTGCGTGGGTTAGCGTTCAAGACGGTGGTATCATTGATGAAGGTAAGGCTAATGGTGAGATCTACCCTGACCAATCCAATATCCAGATCAAATCAAGTAATTATCAGTCAGGTTCGAGAGGTTGGGCTATCGACGCTGACGGTGATGCTGAATTTAACAATGCCATAGTCCGTAATCAGGTTATGATAGGAGGTACTTTATCTGGTGTAGATGGTAGTTTTACAGGTACTATACAGGCACAGAATATTGTTGGTGACTTAACCTCTACCAAAGCTGTTACTTACTCTAGTACTAGTACGGGTAGCGCGGCATGGGTTAGCCTAGCATCTGCTTCAGTCAGCGCATCTACATCAGGACATGGTAGGAATTTAAGCGTACTTGGTATGAATCTATACATAAATGATACTTCTACATCCTCCACAGAATTCTCTTGGCGCATATTAGTGAATGGTTCAGTAGTGAACTCAGGTAGCGACGGATCTTCTTCAGAGAATGATAGGGCAACGGGAGGGCTTACTGTTTCAGGCGGAGGTTTTATAGGTACAGGGGCGGGTACACTAGATGTGCAAGTGAGCTGTTTTGCTGGTAGAGGTAGTTGGACCAGACCTGCACAGCAGGTTATATTCATGTGCGGTGTTACAGGTAATGAGTTTAACTAACAATACCCCTCTTCTCCGTATGTTAGAAATGCTCAATGATTAGGGGTAGTACTTGCGGAAGATTACTTCCTGTAATTAACGTTATAAACTGTAAGGGATAGCTGGTAATATGCAGGCTATTTTTAAAGATAAACCACAACTAAATAAGAGGTACTAATATGACTGGATTAATTCTAGGAGTTTTTAAGAACATTGGCGGATATGTAATTGGAAAATTACTTAAACCTGAGACAGCAGTAGAGTTGATACTGGATTTTGGAGACATTATTGCTAAACGTACAGACAGCGATGTAGACGAAAAGATTATGGCAAGTGTGCGTAAGGCGCTAGGTCACTAAGTTGGAGGTGATCAATGACGCTATCGGATTGGTTAAAAACTAACATTATTTCCTTAGTGCTGGTGATTGGATCTTTCATTGGGGCATACGTCACAATACAGTCCAACATCCACACGCTTAATACGGAATTTATCGAACTACAAGCACATGTACGTAAACTGGATAATGAAGTATCTAAAATTCCTCTAATGGAGAAAGAGGTAGAAAACCTAAAGGAAGATCTGGGAGAATTCAAACCTATCATTGCCGACCTAGCTCGGGGTGTTCATGGGCTGAATGTCACTCTCGCCAGACTCGAAGGAAAGCTAGAGACTTCAGATATTAAATATTAAAAACAAAAAAGGAGCCGTTAGGCTCCTTTCTTTTAATATGTCCAGAGTGTGCGTGCACCCTCCCTTAAATCTAAATGAATGAATCGTGAGTTATACGACCCTTTCTGATTAATACCGATACCAGTGAATCCTTTAGCTAAAGCCAACTCTACAAGTTGTAGTGCCTGCTCATGGTGAACATTAATATCTATTGCTGCAGTGTTGTGCATTCCAAACTTATCTTTCTTACTTTCAATTGGATGGTCAGGACAGCGGTATGCTGAGGTTACTCTAAGTGGGAATCCCAATTCATCCCGCAACTCCTGTACTAAGTCCATTAATTCAACAAACTCGATGTTAGGGTTACTGTCTCCACAGCACTGGCAGTTAAGTTCTGCATCTGAAAAGTTAGGCCACTCGTTCATAATCTAACTCCACGAGACCTTCAGCCTCATCCCAGCCCATGATGATATCTTTAACTGCTTCAGAACGAACAATGTCGTCATAATCACAGAAATCGACATGTTGTACAGTATCTTTTAGTAGGCGACTCTTATTACGCAGTTCAAGAAACTCTTTGACACCACTCTTAGCGATATCTACTTGATTAATATCCCCGCAGATACACATTGTTGAGTTCTCACCAATACGCGTCATTAGGGTTTTAAGTTCTTTTAAGGTACAATCCTCTGCTTCATCAACAATAATAAAAGCGTTATCCCATGAGTTACCTTTAGCGGTCTCAAGTGGACAGAACTCAATCATACCGATCTCTTCGTTAAGCATGTATTCAAGTTGACCCGGGGAGAACTCTTTACGTAGTGTACCTAAGATAGGTTGTAACCATTGAAGCATCTTGTCTTCTTTAGTTCCTTTAAAGAAACCTAGAGAGTTAGATGCAGATGCAGCTGGACGAATCAGTACGATCTTTTCAATGCCTTTTTGTTTAAGCCATAGCGAAGCTAATCGAGTAGGTATATAGGTTTTACCTGTACCTGCATGGCCGGTAGCGATAGTAATAGGAGTATGTTTAATAGCATTCATGTAGCGACTCTGTACTTCATTCTGCGGAGCTAGTGTGGTTGCAGCCTTAAATGACTCGTTTACTTTCTTTGCACGGGTATTTTTATCAGCTTGGGTTCGTTTAGTCATATTATAGTTTCCTTATCAAGGGCGATGGAGTTAAGATAAGCTTAATTTAAAATTCTTTCAACACTTAAAGGCAGGGGGCCTTAAATTTATGAGCGAAACTCAAGAAATGGAGTTGGGTATGTATAAGGTAGAAATAGACACCGGGTGGTCAAATGCTCCCTCTGTTTCTGACTTAAAACAGGATTGGTTAGATGCCAAACCTGCTAAAGACATGCATACAGCCAACGTTACCCGCTGGTTAGATAATCTAAATGTAACCGGTAATGCTAAACCTGATTGCAATCCTAATCGTTCAGGCATTCAACCTAAAGTAATCCGTAAGAACAATGAATGGAGATACCCAGCACTATCGGAACCATTCCTATCAACTAAAGATATGTTCTCAATTACTCCTCGTACCTTTGAGGATGTTGAGGCAGCAAGACAGAATGAATTACTAGTTAACTACCAGTTCTACTCTCAACTAAACAAAGTTAAGTTTGTTGACGAGTTTGTACGTACTGCAGTGGATGAAGGTACTGTGTTTGTCCGTGTAGGTTGGGAGACTGAAGAGGAATTGGTAGAGACAGAGGAACCGGTATATGAGATGCGTCCTGCTCAAACAACAGAGCAGATGGCAGCACTTCAACACTACTCTAGTTTGCCTATTACACATGCACCTGACGAGTGGAAAGAAGCACTACAGATCTCTCAAGAGTTTGGTGTACCTACTATCCCTTTACAGGTAGATGTGCAAATTAAAACAGAGACCAAGACAGTAAAGAATCAACCTACTGTTGAAGTAGTAGATTACAATAACTTGATCATTGACCCTTCATGTAATGGTGATATTGACCAAGCTAAGTTTGCTGTGTATTCGTTCGAGACTTCTAAGTCTGAACTGGAAGCAACAGGACTGTATGAGAACTTGGATCAAATTACAGCTTCAAGCTCTGTACTAAATGCCGCAGATAGTGACTACGACTCTAACGATGATTCTTCTTTCCAATTTAAAGATGAACCACGTAAACGAATAGTAGCTTATGAGTATTGGGGTTACTGGGATATTAATGGTACTGGTGAAGTAGAACCTATTGTTGCTACCTGGGTTGGTGATACTATGATCCGTCTATCAGAGAATCCTTATCCAGATAAGAAGATCCCTTTTGTTAGCGCACAGTACTTACCTGTACGTAAGTCTTTATATGGTGAACCTGATGGTGAGCTACTTGAAGACAACCAGAAGATTGTTGGTGCTGTTACACGAGGAATGATTGATATCATGGCTCGAAGTGCTAATGGTCAAGTTGGTATGCGAAAGGATATGCTAGATGTTGTGAACCGACGTAAGTTTGCTAACGGTGAAGACTATGAGTTCAACCAAACAGTAGATCCTCGTCAAGGTGTACACATGCATCAGTTTGCTGAGATTCCAGCATCTGCGCAGTTCATGATTCAACTTCAGCAGAATGAGGCAGAGACACTGACAGGTGTACGTCCATACGGTGCAACAGTAGATGGTATGGCTACAGCAGCAGAAGTACGGGGGGTACTAGATGCAGCGTCTAAACGTGAAACAGCAATACTACGTAGACTTGGTGATGCTATCGAGAGAATAGGTCGTAAGATTATCTCTATGAACCAAGAGTTCTTAGAAGATGAGGAGATCATTCGAGTTACTAATGAAAAGTTTGTAGCTATTAAGCGAGAAGACCTTGCAGGCGAGTATGATTTAGTATTAGATATATCCACTGTTGAAGAGGACAACTCTAAAGCACAAGAACTAGCATTCATGTTGCAGACAGTAGGCCCTAATACAGATCCTTCTATGTTGTATATGATCATGGCGGATATTGCAGACCTACGTAAGATGCCAGACTTGGCTAAACGATTACGTGACTATAAGCCTGAACCTGACCCAGTACAGCAGATGATGCAACAATTAGAGCTACAGAAACTACAGTTAGAGAACTCTAAGGTTCAATTGGAGATTGCTAAGCTTCAATCAGATACAGGACTACAAGAAGCTAAGACAGGTGAGACAGTTGCTAGAACCAGTAACATCGAAGCTGATACAGATCTTAAGAACTTACAGTACGTAGAGAATGAGCTTGGGGTACAACACGAAAGAGACCTGCAGAAGCAAGGAGCACAGGCTAAAGCTAATTTACAACGTGATGTACTAATGGAAGCGATTAAAGGTAGCCAAAACGAATCTTAGGATGTAGAATCTAACCCTTAACTTAATTAGCCCCTCTAACTTGGAGGGGTAACACTTATTACCCAGACCCCTAGGAGACACCTATGTCAGATATTCAACAAATCGAACTTACTAAAGAACAAGCAGAGCAATCAGTAAAACTAATGGAACGACTAGATCGTTTAAATAAGAATCGTGACTTTAAAGCAATCATCGAAGATGAACTTTTTGACTCTTATTCCAAGTCCCTTGTGTTGCTGCTATCAGATCCTTCTATGCAAGAAGATGTAGTACAAAAGGACCTTATCCTTGATATGCAAATGATCGGACGTTTCCGTCAATTTCTATCAGGCGTATTCCAAAAAGGTCGTCTAGCTGAGAAGACGCTAGAAGATACGACCCGTCAATTGGAAGAACTACGAGCGGAAGGAGCGGATGAGTAATGAGTGAATTGAACGAGGGCCTAGAGCCCTCTTCTGCCGTGGAGCAGGAAGATTTTTTAAATATGTCAGATGACGATATTTTAAACATGCCTTTCCCTGAGGCTGAGGTTCCTGACGAGGCTCCTGCCGAGGAAGTAGAACCGAAAGCCGAAGAGGAAGAAGATCTAGAAGTATTCGAAGAGGAGGAGGAAGAACCTAACGATGTGTTTGGTGAACCTGACCTCGAAGAAGAAGAACTAGAAACAGAAACAGAGGAAGTTGAAGAAGAGGAAACTCTTGAAGACACTTCTGATTACAAAGCTAAGTACGATGTATTGATGGCTCCTTTACGCGGTAACGGTAAAGATGTAGTTATCAAGACACCAGATGATTTACGTCGATTGGCTCAAATGGGTATTGGTTACAATGCTCGTATGGCTGAGATCAAACCACTACGTAAGATTGGTAAAATGCTGGAGAACGCAGGTTTATTAGAAGAATCTAAAATAAACTTCTTGATTGACTTGTCAAAGAACAATCCAGATGCTATTAATAAACTCATTCACCAAAGCGGTATTAACCCTTTGGATATTGAACCAGAGAATTCGGAAGGCTATAAACCGAATACTTACACTGTAGACGACAGCCAATTAGATCTCGATGAAGCACTGACTACTCTAGAACAGTCACCTTCAGGACGGAAAGTAATTGATGTGGTAAGCACTAAGTGGGACAGAGCCTCTAAAGAGATTCTCGTTAGCAATCCTTCAATGATGCAAGGACTACAAGCACACATGGACAACGGTATCTACGAACAAGTAGTTACAGAAGTCGAACGTGAGCGTATGTTCAACCGTATCCCTGTAGGAATGTCTGATCTTGAAGCGTACAATCATATTGGTAATCAGATGAATGCCGCAGGTGTTTTTAATAAACAACCGGCTGCCCCTTCAGCTCCTAAACCTAATGTGGCTGCAAAGCCTAAAGATACACAACGTAAAACTCGCAGAAAAGCTGCTGCTTCGACTCGAAGTAAAGCTACATCAAATCAAGTTCCTCAGGACATCCTAAACATGAGTGATGCCGACTTTGAGAAGAACTTGATGTCTAAATATATTTAAGGAGATACCTTATGGCTGTAGAAGTTCCAAACACTGGCCCATACAATGTGGACCAACGCAAATACGGTAATGGTACTGATAGTTCAATCGGTCCACAAATCCGTACTGATTACTTTAAAAAGAAAGCTCTGATTGAAGTAGTTAAAGACGCTGTATTCTCACCACTAGCTGACGCAGAAGCAATGCCTAAGCATTTTGGTAAGACTATTAAACGTTTCCATTATCTGCCATTGCTAGATGACCGAAATACAAACGACCAAGGTATCGATGCTACTGGTGCTGCTGTAAATCAAGGCGTGACTATTCATATCGGTTGGGCAGGTGCAGGTAAATTTACACACAAGCCGGGTCAAATGCATGGCCAAACTGTTAAAGGTGAAGGTGCAAGTGCTGGTGCTGCTCTAACAGACGCACGTAACAAAGCACACTCAATCCTAACTCAGATGGGTTTTGATGAGGCTGATTACGCACTTGCACGCAACGCAGCAATCACTGCAGGTTTCTTCGTAGACGAGTCTGAAGCTTACCCAGTAACTGGTAACCTATACGGTTCAAGCAAAGACGTTGGTACGATCTCTGCTAAGCTACCTGTTCTTTCTGAACATGGTGGTCGTGTAAACCGAGTTGGTTTCCGTCGTATTGAGATTGAAGGTTCTATCGAGAAGTTCGGCTTCTTCGATGAGTACACTCAAGAGTCTCTAGATTTCGATTCTGATGAAGAGTTGGAAATGCACGTACACCGTGAAATGCTACGTGGTGCAAACGAGATCACTGAAGACATGATCCAGATGGATCTACTTTACGGTGCTGGTGTTGTGATGTTCGCTGGTGATGCTACGGCTGATGGTGAGATGTCTGCTGAAGGCTCTGAAGTTGATGAAGTAACTTATGATGACTTCGTTAAACTTGGCATCGAGATGTTTAACAACCGTACACCTAAACAGACTAAGATGATCAACGGTTCTCGTATGATCGACACACGTGTTGTTGACGGTGGTTGGGTAATGTTCGTAGGCTCTGAGCTTATCCCTACTCTTCGTCGTCTAACGGACTACTTCGGTGAGAAAGCTCTTATCGAGACTAAGCACTACGCTGATGCAGGTTCGGTACTTAAAGGTGAGATCGGTTCTATCGACCACTTCCGTATCGTTGTAGCTCAAGAGATGCAACACTTTGCTGGTGCAGGTGACACAGTAGGTACTAACCCAGGTTTCCGTGAAACTGCAGGTAACTACGATGTTTACCCAATGCTAGTAGTTGGTGAAGGTTCTTTCACTACTATCGGTTTCCAAACTGACGGTAAAGGTGTGAAGTTCAAGATTCAACACCAGAAGCCGGGTAAAGGCGACAAGCATGACCCGTTCGGTGAGACAGGCTTCATGTCGATCAAATGGTACTACGGTTCTATGATCCTACGCCCAGAGCGTCTAGCTCTAATCAAAACACTAGCTCGCTGGTAATCAGTAGTTAGTGAGTGAGACCTCCTTCGGGAGGTCTTTTGACTGAGGGGTATATCCCCATACACATTTAATATAGAGAGATACACTATGACAGACACAACTGAAGATCTAAAACTACAAACACTTAAGAAGAAAGCAGATATGCTAGGTGTGACTTACCACCCTTCTATCGGCATGGATAAGCTAAAAGAAAAGGTGGACGCAAAGATGGCAGAGACTCCTACTACAGACCCTGTAAACGATGGTGCTATTAAGGTACTAGACAAAGGTGATGAAGCAACAGCTAAGCGACGTGAAGCATCTAAGCTTGTACGTATTATCATTAATACACGAGATCCGAATAAGAAAGACTGGCCTGGTGAGATCTTCTCTGTAGGTAACCGCACTGCAGGCTTCTATAAGAAGTATGTTCCTTATGGTGTTGAGTGGCACGTTCCACAGATCATCTTCAATACTATTCGAGATAAGAAAGTGCAGATATTTGTTGCAAGTACTGACTCCAAAGGTCGTAAGATCAAAGCTCCTCGAATCATCTCTGCATACTCAGTTGAGGTTCTTGACCCTCTAACAGCAGAAGAGCTTGCTGACCTAGCTAAGGCACAACAAGCCTCTGGTCGATTAGAGGAAGGTAACGAGTAATGGCACAAGAAGTGCAATTTGCTGAGATTACCGATGGGTGCCCTGAGGGTCAGGGCGTTTTTGATCAGCTGATGAAATCCATCAAGGCGCATCTAAAAGAAGAGTACGATGCACAACGTATCCGAGGTTCTGAGTACACTCAGGTTTACCTAAACAGTCTACAAACTGCGATGGGCCAATCTATTCAATGGCAACTAGGTGCACAGATTGCAGAGAACCAAGCACTACTAATTGAGAAACAGATTGAGAATGCTGAGAAGCAGAACTTACTTCTGGAAGAGCAACGTCAATTACTCATTGCTCAAACAGCTCAGGTTGTACAAGCAACTGCTAATGCAGTACTAGAAGCGGACAACATCCCTAAACAAGGTGATGTCTTAGATGCTCAAGAAGAGCAAATCCTTAAGCAGGTTGAAGTGGCTACATCACAAGCTCGTAATACTGAATACCAAACTGATAGCGTACTACCAGCACAAGTAGCAATTCTAGATCAGAAGTTGATTACTGAATCTGCACAGACACAAGACTCAACGTCTCAAGGTGTTGTTGAAGGTGTAATTGGTAAACAGAAGGTCTTGTATACTAATCAGGCGGACGGTTTCATTCGAGATTCAGAACAGAAAGCTTCACGTATCGTGTCAGACTTATGGGGTATCTCAGTGTCAGCTGATGTAGATGGTGCAGTCATTCCAGACGAGATCAACAAGACTAATATGGACCAAATGTTAGCTAAGCTTAAAGCTGAAGCTAATCTACCTTAGACAAATAATTAAATGGAGAGGGGAGGGCGAAAGCTCTCCCTTTTTTTATATATGGGAAAATATCAACATTTAACAGGCTCCTTTGCTACTAACTTAAACTCGGTAGATGAACCTACGTCTAAATCAATAGTGGGCAAGATCTGTTTAAAACCAGACTACCCTCATAATAATGCTCTGTTAGCTCATGCCTATAATGGACTGTCTAACAGAATACACAGTGTCTATAACTATGCACGGGATGAGTACACTCTAGGGCTGCCTGAGGGTTATGGAGTATATCTTAATGATACTCCGGTAGAAGATATTCGTGATGCTGTTGTAAGTGATGTTGGGTTTGATGTGTTGTTACGTGAGGCTTTCTTGTCGCTACCTAACTCAGATATTATATCTAGGTGGTATGCTGCAGAGAATTGGGGGTGGAATTCTTTAACGGGGGCATTTACTAATCCACCTCTATCGAGTACGGATGGGGATAATGACGTAACTATTATTGCTTCAGAGTTCGACCCTGAAGGTGATCTGAGAGTTACATTTGCTATTGGGGGTAATACGAACAGGGTCATACGTGTAAGCGATCATGGCTTTAACCTGGATGAGTTGTACTACCATGTATCTTACGTCCCTCTCAACGACACAGGAGTAGCTGAGGCTTACTGGTTCTATAGGAAAGGGGCAGGGCAACACCCGGACTTAGACCTTCCGGTTGAAGTAGTCTATGGTTCTCCATTTATGCCAGTTATTCCTCTAAGGGAAAACAACCTGTCCTTGGGCCCAGAGTGTGAGGATGGTGAGTATGTTCGAGATGGTAACGGTGATAAGATCAAACCAGATACAGAACTATACAGAACATCTGTCAAGTTGTGTAAGAAGGCTCGTACAGACTTTGATGAGATTACCCGTGAGATTTCAGGCAACCCTGACATCGATCAGATAGATCATGCTTACTTAATCTTTGGTATAGACGTACGTTCTGATTCACCGGCAGGGAAGCACTACTTATTTCAGTTCTTCGAATCCGTTGCTTTAGAGACTTCTGGAGCCAACGAGATAGTAATCAAGGATTCTAACTTCCATTGTAAAGTTACGTTCGATGATGTGGTACGTACACTCCACATAGGTAATCTAACCAAGAAGACTGAACTTACTTACGCAGGTAATACCCTAACTCTTAAGAGACAGATCAATGATACTGAATATGTACAACTGGTGGTTACTAATTTAGTACATACTAACTATGTTCAAGATAGGCATGCAGTGGTTACTTCATTAGCTACTAGTGCAGATGAAGAGAACTTTAATTTCATTATCCCTTTGAGATTTGAATTGATTAAACAAGATAGAGGTATGTTTGAGAGAGAAGATTTAATTAGAGAGTCGTTTAAGTTGGTATTTAATACGTATGAGAAGAAGAAGTTGAAGTGGTATCAGCGGGGTATCTTTAAGGCGTTGATAACTATAGTTGCTATCGTAGTGACGGTGTATACAGCGGGTGCAGGCGCAGCAGCACTTGCAACGGCTACGGCAGCTGAAGCTGTATTGCTAGCGGCACAGGCAATCATCTACTCATCTTTAATAAGCTTAGGCTTTAAGATGTTGGCGAGGATACTACCTCCAGAGGTATTTGCTATATTAGCAGTCATTGCAATAGTGGTGGCAGGTTCACAAGCGTTCGGTGGTACCGACTTTACTAGCTTAACTTCACAGGATCTATTACAACTAAGTAGTAACCTAGTTGAAATTACCAACTACAGTATTGAAGCTGAGATGGATACTCTTTTAGGGGAGATGACAGACTTTCAAGACTACGCTTCAGAGCTAGAAGATGAGCTACTACTCTTAGAGGAGTCATTAGCTAATGAACCGTTGTATGATGTAGGTGCACTGTTATTACATCAGCCAATGTTTATCTCAGGTGAGGAACCAGAGAACTTCTATACTAGAACGATTCACGCAGGCAATATTGGTACTCAATCGTTAAACGTTATAGAATCATATGTTGATTCTAAGCTTGAATTACCAAAACAATAACTCATGAGGAAATATTATGGCAAACTACATTACAGGTACTTATGGTACATCAAACGCCCCTAAATACACATACCATTCTGCACACCCACAGGCACAAGCACAACCGCTTAAACTAGGTCAGGGTGCAGCACAGGATATTGAACGAAGTTTATGGCAAGGTTTGGGCGTTACCCAACCTGAGTCCTATATACAGCAGTCGGGTGTGCCTGCAGATCGATGGGCACCCTTTTATAGCGACACTGCCCAACGGCAACTATTCTCTATTGGTAATATTGGATTAGATGGTAATGCTATCGACCCTACACGGCAGAGTGGTATGGGTGGTATGGGTAATGACATCTCTTTAGGCTTTAACCCTTTAGAATCTTCTGGTACTACTGCTGGTACTACTGTCAATACGCAAGGTAGTACAGCTACTCTAGATACGTTAGGAGTTGATCCAAACATCTTCCAAGCAATTGGTAATCATACGGATGGTTCGTGGGTAGGTAATCCAAACATCGATAATGTAGGTACTAACCCGCAACAACAACCAAACTTCTTAACTGGAGTAGGTAATACTATAAGTAATGGTTGGGAAGCTATCGGTGGTATGCAAGGACTTGCTACAGGTTTGAATGCTGTATCAGGTATCGGTCAAACTGCATTAGGTTTCCAACAGCTTGGTCTAGCAGAAGATCAGTTTAACTTTACACGTAACGCATGGCAGTCAGATTATGATATGCGACTACAGGACTATAACCGTCGTGTAACTCGTCAAGATTCTAAAGACTCAGCACTAGCACAATAATAAGGAGTAGATATGGCAGTAACATGGCAATCAGTAAGCGCACCCAACTTTAGTGCTAGTAACAACTTAGCGGTGGCAGCCGGTAACACCATTACAGGTGGTATCGACCGTCTCGCTCAGTCAGCACAGGGTGTAGCAGATCAACAGAAGGCTGCAACTCATGCAGAGTTTCAACATAATCTTTTAGACCTCAGTATGAACCCTGACTTGAATAAGAACGAGTTCTTGAGCCAAGCATTGCAAATGAGTAAGGCTAATAACTTAGATCCTAACCAAGCAATGAAACAGATCGAATCTATTCGTAATGTACGTAACACTGCGGAGTCTTTGGATGGTGACCAACAGTTAGAGTTTGAGGGTATGCAGGCAAGTCTCAACGGCCTACAGGAAGTAGGTCAACAGAACATTCGTGCACAGCTAGAGGCATTTGACCAACGTAACCCACAGGTACGTCAGACCTCATTAGATTTGAATACATTTGAAGCTGGTGGCGGTTTAGGTAGTATCTTGAATGAGATGTATGGGAGTATTGAAGATACAGGTGACCGTGAGGAAACCTCCACCACTTTCAACAAGATACGTAAGGATTATGATAATGACTTCGTAGTTGCGCAAGCATTACAGGAGGTTGGTCTAGGTGAGGTAGGTTTTATCTTTGATAGTAGCCTTTTGGATTCTAAAAAGTTTAAAGACTCTCTAGCCTTCCATCAGAAGCGTATGGATACATACCAAAAGAATGCAGAAGCACGTACTGCATTGCAGGGTGTGCTCCAACAGCAGTTAGGTTCAGATATCCAAACAGGACGTGAAGACCTCGCAAAGTGGCATCGAGACACTAAAGCGAACAACTTAAAGAGTTTTTCTTTCTAAAACTGCCATTTTCCTCTAATATAGTCAGTTCTTAATTAAGAGGAATTAATACTATGGCAAATATCTTTCACGGGGCCGAAGCAGTCAACCAAGTTGAACTAGCGGAAGGCCCTCTTTCACCTATAGAGCGTGTGATCGTAGAAGAGGAAGGTTATGCTGATGCTCCATATGAAGACACTAAGGGTATTATCACAACTGGCGTAGGCCAGACAGGTGAATACTCAAGTATGTCAGTTAAGGAAGCTATCGCAGACAAGACTCAACAGACACGTAACCTGATCCCTGCATTTGATTCTCTAGACGTAGATACTCAAGCACAGTTGGTTTCAGCTATGTACCGTGGCGATTTGGGCCAAAGTCCCAAAGCAGTAGCCCTATTCAACCAAGGTAACTATGCTGAGGCTGCCGACGAGTTTCTAAATAATGAAGAATATCGTACAACCCAACATCCTGCTATCCAGCGAAGAATGGAGCGCAATGCTAATGCTATGCGTAACGCAGGTGCTCCTATGGAAGCTGCAGCAGAGTTCAACCTAATGAACAACCCTGAGATTGCTCCAATCACTTCTCAAACCACTGTACCTACTACAGGTGATAAGAAGATGGTTGAGTTAGAGACCCGTAATGCTGAGAAGATGGCACAGATGGCTGAGACTTCTCACAACAACAAACTCAAAGCTGCTGGCATGACTACTGAACAGTTCTCTGCATTGGATCAAACCTTTGAAGAGTACGTTGCTTCTGGTGATACAATGGAAGCTGCTTCACGTGCTACTTTCTACCTAGAAGCTGAGCGTACTAGAGAGGAACTCACTGCAGCAATCAATGCTCCAGAAGACAAGGTTATATTCGATGACTTGGATAACCCTCTACACTTCGCAGGCAACACTGCTCTATCTACCCTTAATACTATTGGTAATATCTTTGGTGGTTTAGCTTCAATGCCTTCAGAGATTAGTGCCGGCCTACTACTATCAAGTGTTAGTGATGAAGAGATGGCTATGTACACTCAGCTTCAGGGACGCGCAGAAGATTTATGGACTGATGAAGAACGTAAGTGGTACCAAGACAATCGTAGAGCAGTAGCAAACATTCAGCGAGCTGAGACCCAGCTTACTGCGAGTGGTAATCTTAGTGATATAACTGGTGCACTTGCACCTTATGTTAACCAAGAACTTACTGAAGACTTCAGGGCAGAAGGTAAAAGCATCTTCGATGATGCTGTAGCAGGTGAGTCTTCAGCCGGTGAAGTTTTTGCCCGCCTAACAGATCTATTTACTGATAACCCCGGTGCACTTGCCCAAGCTACTGTGGAGTCTTTACCATACTGGTTTGCAATTGCATACAGTATGCCTATGACTTTTGCATCTGGTTGGGCGAATAACCAGCAAGAAGCTGTAACTGCATTTGAGACTGCTAACGGAACTCTACCTACTGATTCAGATCTAGCTAAGGTCACTGCGTTAACGTTTACACAGGCACTTATGGACTTGGCAGGTGACCGTCTAGTGACTGGTGGTGCAGCAAACCTTAAGAAGACTGCAGCAGCCATTACAGGTAAAGAAGTAGTAGCAAAAGGTGTACTAGCCGCAACAGGTCGTGCAGCTGTATCAGCAGCCGGTGATTTTGGAGCAGAGGGTGGTGCAGATGCATTAGGCCAACTAGCAGCAACAGCAGGTGAAGGTGATGTAGATTTCGGTGAATCATTTGGTGCCGGTCTATTAGGTGCAGGTTCTAGTGCAATGACCTCTGGTGTTATTGATACTCCCCAAGTACTAGCATCAGTAGGTAAAGCTACTGCAAATACTTCAAAGAAAGCGGTAGATACTGCTAAAGAAGTTAAGACAGGCGTGAACTACTCAAAGGCTATTAAAGCTAATGATCCTACTGCACTGCCTGAACAAGGTGCTAAAGGTTATGATGCTAAGCAAGACGCTGAAGCACGTACCTCTATGCTTGAATCAGGTAAACTAGAAGAGTCAGTAGCTAAAGAGAACTACAGCCAAATCATCAAAGATGCTAATACCCGTATTAAAGAGTTCCAAGCACTTAAAGCTAAGATAGATGCTGGTGACACTTCTGTACAGGCTGAAGCAGTTGCTCTACGTAAAGAGATTGCTGCTATTGCTCCTATCATTAAACGTGCTAAAGCTTCTCGTGCGCCTAAGAATGTACAAGCACAAGCTACTAACTTGGCAACAGCAAAGACTAATAATAGTAACACCCAAGCAGCAGTTAATACTGTTCTTGGTTCTATGTCTCAGGATCCTCAAGCTATTCCAGTTGAAACTGTAAAGCAGATACTAGACAACAAGTACATCAAACTTACTGCATTCCAACGTGCACGTATGAACGCTAACTTGACTACACGTAGTGCAGAAGTAAGCCTAGACGAGGTAAGCCGTGAGATCATCCAAGGTAGTGAAGCTAATATGGGTGTTCGTCAATACGTAGCAGACGTACTGGCAGCAGCAGAGATTGGAGATACCAATACAGTTAATACACTAATTACAGGTCTTCGTAGTTTCCGTACTAGCCAAGTTGCTAAACTAAATCGTGAAGGTAACACTGCAAACTTCACTAAGAACGTAACTAAAGAAATCCGTTACATGGATGCAGCTCTTAACGAGATGCGCATAGCAATAGGAGATTCTAATGTTTCTGATACTACTGATACTACTGTGGCTACTGATGATGTGGTGGCTAACGATGTACGAGAGGTAACTGAAAATGATAGCAATATTACAAGTGATACTACTAATAGTGATAGCGACAGCGTTCCTGTCCCTTCCGAGGGAGTAGCCGAGCAACAAGCTTCGGCTCCGTCCGAAGCGCAGGTTGCGGAGGGTACGACCCCTACAACCACTACAACTCTATCCCCTTTAGCTCAATCTCTTCCAGAGCCTATTCAGTTACCTGATGATGCTGAGATTAGTCAAAGTGACTTACATGTAGATACTCTAATTGAAGAAGCACAAGTGCTACTTGCAGAGGGAACTACATACGATCAAACAATCGAAGCGGTACGTGAACGTTTCGGTGACGAGACTGCTAACTTTGTTGCTGATGGTTTGGACAGTGAACAGGCCGTGAACCAAGGTACTCTAAGTGAGCAACTTACTCGTAGCATTACACAAGCTCCAGAAGAGACAGCTTACTCTGTAGATCTTGATGCAGTGGACAATGTAAACACACGCCTTGAGAACGTAATTACTTCAGCTGGCTTGGCTCAATCAAGTCCCCATCTTAAAGATGCTATGGATGGTGTGAAGGCAGCTATCCGTAGTGGTGCAACAGTAGCAGCTGCTGTTAAAGAGATCGTTCCTGCTTACACAGGTAAGCCGGTTAAACGAATGAATACTTCAATCCGTAAGCTACAAGCTGACATCAACCGAGTACCTACTAATGTAGATAGCGGTATGACAGCAACGGAACGTAAGTCTTGGTTACAACAGGTGAACTGGGTAAAAGAGTTCTTTGCTCCTACTAATCCAGATAACATCTTACAGACTAATGGTAGTATCTTTGATCAAGCTAGTTCTCAACGTCAGGTAGAAGAATACATTGACCGTCCTCTTACAGATGGTGAACTTGAGCAATACATGGACTACCAGACTCGTCGTAAGTCTTTGCTTACAGCTCTAGACGAAGTGTTCAGTGCTGAAGGTTACACAGATAATTACGCCCTAGGTGAGACATACACTTTAGACGGTAAGACTGTGAAGAAAGCTCCTAAGTACAACGATATGATGCAGTACCTTGCAGAAGACGGTGAACTACCTACTGGCGTTAAAGAAGCTGTCGTAGCTGCAGCTTACAACTGGGTTGCTACAACTGCGAATGACACGCTATACAACGAAGACTCAGCAATGAACAGTATCATTGGCGAGACTAATAGTGATGCTCATGTACATCGTGATGTACGTAACATCCTGCAAGGTAAAGGTACAACTCGTACTACAGTCCTTCAGTCACTTGGTAAAGATGTACTTGGTATTATCGGTATCAGCGGTACACGTAATGCTCCGGGTAACGTAGACACAGCGTTGGAGACCTCGCTGGGTCAGTTTACGCTTGAAGTGATGAAGCAAGCAGGTGTTGTTAAGCAAGACCGACTTTCGACAGAAGAGACGAAAACGCTAAACCGTTTCTCTAAAGACTCTGATGGTGTTAGCCCTAACATCCGTTTCATTAAGGCGGCTGTAGGTAAAGACGGTAAGCTACACAACAAACTGGACCAAGTAACACAGCACATGAAAGATGCTCGTGTATCTGCACGTGAGACTGGTACTCCGGCTGCATGGACACAGATGTTCGGTATTACTTCTCGTCAGGTATTCCCTGAGTTTGAGAAGCCTACTTCAGTAGCGACTAAAGTAACTGGTACTAACCGTAATGTTCCTCGTAAGACTCAAGAAGTTTTAACGAAGCACAATACACGTGAGCACTTCCTTAAAGGTGATCTTACAGCTATGGCTCAAACAATGTCTGAGACAGCTCATGAAGCGTTTATGGGATTACTTGGTGTAAGAGACCCTGAGACAGTTCATGTGTCACGACGTGAAGCACAGAAAGCAGAGAACCGTAACATTGAACGTGTGTGGGGTAACTTCGATGAGTTCTACCGACAGAACCTTGAAGTAGGTCTAGATCAACCTCACTACTACACACACAACGTGTGGAAGAATGGTCGTTTTGGTATTGCACAGAATATGGTCAACCCTCAAGGTGACAAAAATCACCGTGCTTTCATTAAACAGAAAGGTTGGGATGTAGAACTAGATCCAAATAACATAGAGCAGATGAAACAGTTCTGGGCAGCAATGGATGAAGAACTAGGTTTTGATAATCGTAATGACATGCCTAAGCATATTCAGGAAGCAGCTAATATTGCTCGTGGTTTCTTAGAAACAGATACATTTGAAGACGGTGACATTGAGACACTTTCTCAAATCATTCGTACAGAGTTGGGTGGAGCTACTAACACAGCAATGCTTAAGTTAGATGCAATCATGCATATTGCACGACACGATATCGCAGTAGACACTAACGAGACTTTCCAGTCTGAAATGTTTATGGAAATCGATGGTAAGACGAATGGTATCATCATCTCTCTTATTCAATACGGTGCAGCAGCAACTGGTATCGATCTTCTTAAATTAGTTGGTATGGGCGGTCTATACGGAGAAGGGGAAGTCCGTAACTTTAATGACTTTAAAAAGGCGGGTAATCTTGATGCGTACAACAAACTTGCTAAAGACTGGATTAAGAATCTAAGAGAAGCGTACACAGGGGCAGACGTAACAGCTATGTTCAAACTGTATGGTCTTATCGATGAGAAGGGTAATGCAATTCCTAAACAGGAACGTAACCTAGCGAAGAACCCTCTAATGGTAATCTTCTATAGTTCAGGTGAGAAAGCTGTTAAGCAGTCTCTAGGTTCGGCATTTACTGAAACTGTAATGGACAAATTGGAAGCAGCAGGTCAAGCCGGTGATCTTCAAGCGTACAACGCTCTACGTAACGACCTGAACACGATTGTTGCAGGTGCGCTACCAGCAGTGACACAGGCGAGCCAGATTCTTGAAACAGATCTAAGCAATGCAACGCTTGCTAAGTTGGAACAGAAGGTAGGTGAAGTGTTTGGTGCAACTGCATACGCAGAAGTACAGAATCAGTACCCAGAGTACATGACCCGTCGTGACCAAGTTCGTGACGTATTTGATTCAATGTACCGTCGCCATGCTGTACTTCGTGAGAAGTTGATTGAGGCGCGTAAAGCACAGCTTGTTGAACAAGGTCAATTGACTAACGTTGAAGATATGGCGAAGCATGAGTATCGTGCAATCGATGAGCGTATTGCAGCAATTGGTCCTCACTTTAACTCTCACGCCACTAAAGGTGGTGATGTAACTGAGTCGATTGATCCAAGCAAGACTAAGACAGAAGTTGACTCTAAGACTCGTGTACAAGCTAAATATGGCAACCAGACTAAGAAGGTTCCTTCCGAAGGTATTCGTAGAGTTCCAGCAGCTCCGGGTGTTGGTGCAGGTCCAATGGGTATTCACAGTGCAGATGCTTCAATCATGCTTGAGACTTACGATAACGATATCGACTCTATTGGTGTTCATGATGCTAACTTAATCGGTATTACTGACGCTAAGAAGCTAGGCCAAGTACAGAACAAAGCTTTTGAAACTGTTACGCGCGAAACGAGCGTAATGGTAGAAGCTCTTAAAGCTTTCCGTAATTCTGACCAAACTTACGCAGCTATCATTAAGGAAGAAGGTTTAAACCGTGCTGAGCTTGATAATGCAGTTACTCAATTGGATAAGCCTATTGAAGCAGCTACCATCCGTAGTCGTGTGACTGACTTAGTAGCTTCTGCTAAAGAAGCAGACAAAGTAAAAGACGATATGTGGAAGAATACTCGCTACGTACACCAGTACGCAGACCACAACGGTGTATCAGTGCATGAGTCAAATACTAAAACTTGGGAGCGTTTCCAATACGTTAAGTCAGGCGATGCTAAGCGATTAGTTACTCAAGCAGTAGACGAAGTCGTAACAGAGAGTATTAGCAACGGAGGTGCAACACTACGTTCTAAAGCATTAGGCTTAACTCGTCCTGCAGCACAGAAGGAGGTTACTCAACCGTCATTACGTGATCAGTTACGCTCTAATCGTAATGTAAATCTGAGCCTAGAGAATGGTACTCTACGTACTGCGGCAAATGCCTTGGCAGACGTTATACGTCAACATGGTAATCGTAGTGAACTTGGTTCCCTAGCATCAGTACTTCAACGTTCTGTAGGTAATATGACTATACCGACTAGTATTTCCAATGCTGAAAGAGTTGTGGAGTATTTTGCTAAAGAGGCGGAGTCTCGCAACATTAAACTACGTACCCCAACTGTACGTCAACAGCGTCTATACACTGAAGCATTAGGTTCAAGCGCAAGTATTAACTTTACTGAAGCAAGTGATGTAGGTAACTACGATAACTCAGTTGATGTTGACCTAACTAACGTTAGTGATGTATTTGAATCATTACCGGCAACAGGCGGTAAGATTGAAAACACTGCTCATAAAGAGACACTACGTAACATGGTATTCAATCTAACTAACAAGTTAACTGAACCATTTGGTTTCCATATGCGTGAGACAGAAGATGCTCCTAACTACGGTGTAGCAACTCAGTCTGACATCTTCCTAACTACGTTAGCGAATGGAGCACCAGAAACATCAGGTATCTTGGCTCAAGGTATTCGTATGAGTCCTGAAGAGATTATGGCCCACGAACTTAACCACTTAGTGTTTATGGAAGGTTTTAAAACTGACTCTCGTTACCGTCGTCAATTTGAGCGTATCTTTGATGCGGTTAAAGCAAAAGCAACTCCAGATGTCTTCTTAGATAATCCGGCTACTGCAACTGCAGCAGAACGTGAAGGTGCACAGCGTCACTTCGACTACATCTTTAACAACAAAGATGGTAACAACCTAGAAGAGTTCGGTGCATTCGCTACTACTAACGAGAAGCTAATTGACTTCGTTAATACAGTAAACATTAAGCCTGAGAAGTGGTTTGAAGGTGATGGCGCTTACGAGATTATGTCTAACATCCTGTCACGTATCGTAGACAGTTTTAACTCTCGTATTCTTAACCTTAGAGACGTTAGCAACGATAAGAAGTTATTTGCCCTAATGGACGCTATGAATGGTATCTCGGGTAAGAAGCAGAATGGTATTATCCAAGCGGCACAGTCAGCAGCGGCTTTAGGTCAGATGGCTATGCAAGCTCCATCAGCAATGATCGAAGGTGCAGCGCGTAAACTGGCAAATGTTCCTACGTTCAAAGACAGTCGTTTCGCTACAGTACGCGTACTATCTGAGGCAGTCCGTAAAGGCAATACTGGTCGCGATCTTAACCAAGCTATGTTAACGCATCTCAACACAATGCGAGATATTGCTACAGAAGGTAAGTACGGTTGGTTCCAGTCTACTGCCGATGAGATGATTGGTCGTACAATTGACACAGCAGTGTTCCGTGACATGCAACGTACGTCTAACGTAACTCTAGATATGGCACGTAAGCGTGCAAAAGATGCAATGACCAAGCATGTTCAGAATGCATTCAAAACTCCTGTACAGGAACATGAGTGGAACGCAATGAACAAGATACTAGTTAAACTGGACATCGATTCTATTAGTGACGTTGGTTTTGAGAAACTACAGCAACTAATCACTGATGAGGCGGCACTGGATACAGAGATTGCAGGTCTAGAGCAGTTACTGAAGACTTTCAATAACTACAACTTCTACCGTCGTCATGCTGAGAACTTAGGTTACTTCATGAATACTGGTCGTAGTATGGAAGATGTAGCTCTACTTAACGCACACAACATCTCTAAAGGTTACGGTGACGCTAAGATGAATGTGAGTGATGCTCAAGCAGCAAGAGTAGAACCAATCATAGATAGACTAGCAACGCTTTACGGTATCAAGCATGCAGATGCTGTGAACTTGAATGCGGTAGCAGATCTACTTCAACGAGACCCTGAGGGCGTTAATGCAGTAATCGATGCTCACCATACTCTGAAGGAAGGTTCTAAAGCACAGTTTGCTTCTACTCAAGAGCAGAAGACTTTGTCTATGAAAGGTTGGACTAAAGAAGAGTACAATGCGGCTACAGGCATTGAAGTAGCTACTCTTGACCGTAAGGAAGAGTTAGAGGCACAAGGTTACATCATCCAAAAGGATCCTATTCCTCGCGATAGCAAAGACCCTGTCCAAGACGATATGTATATCTTTGTGGCTCCAGATGGTGCACTTGCTCCATACATGGCACAGATTGCATCTCTAACTAGTAACGTAGCTAAAGGTTCGGATACGGTTAAAGTTGAATCTCAGTACGGTGCAGACAATCCATACGATTCAGGTCTGGTAGATATCGGTATCATTAATAAAGGTAAAGAGGCTTCTCAGGCTCAAGTTCACTTGAACCCTGTTAGTCCGGGCCCTAGCGGTAACAAGATGATTCCTATCATCTCACCTAAGACTGGTAAAGTTACAGGTTGGCGTTACATGATGACTGAAGCTAACCGCGATGAGTTACTTCAGAAGGAGAACAATGTAGCTAATGTTCTTGGCGCAATGGCTGGTAATGTTGTGGATAAGGTTAAAACTCAGGAAGTGAATAAAGATTTGGTGGTTGCAGCTAAAGCTCAATACGATGCAGACGTAGCTAAAGGACGTGGTCGTGCGTATGTTGAGATTAGTGAAGAATCAGAAGGTAAACACCTTGAGATTTGGCGTCGAATGCCTACTGAGATGCAGAATGAAGTGATCAAGGCGTTTGGTACTCCTCGAATGATGGTACGTTCTGACCTTGTAGATCAGATGTTCGGTTATCGTAAACCAAGTGTAATAGAGTTGTTCGATAAAGACCCTGCGGCACGTAGATATTGGGAGCATCTAGTGGTTAAGATTCTTGAGACTGTATTCCCTAAGGAAACAGTACAGAAGGTTCGTAAAGCAGAGAACATCCTTCAGGCACTAGTACAAGAGACTAAGGATATTATTGTAGTACGTTCAATAGTAGTACCACTGTTCAACGTATTCTCGAATACAATGTTCCTAATGTTGCAAGGTATTAACCCTGTATCTGCAATCAAGGGCCAAGTTGAAGCGTATGTAGCAGGTAACCGTCTAGTAGCGGATATCCGTAAACACGACCAACTAACTATTGAACTATCTCGTAAGTCTAACAACGCAACTACGCGTACAAGACTTCAAGGTGAAATAGCAGCTGTTAAGCGACGTATTGAGATTAACCCTACTAATGCATCTTACCAAGCAGGCTTGATGCCTTCAGTAGTAGATGATGCAGCGGCAGACGTTAATGTATCTAACTCTCTTCGTGGTCAGACTCAACGTAAAGTAAGTGCAGCTATCGATAAGAAGTTTGGTCGTATGCCGGCTCTAGTTCCAGATGCAATCAAAGGTGTTCTAGGTTTACCAGACAGTACTGCGTACTTAGCGATGAACAACTTTGTACGTAACTCGGACTTCATTGCTCGTCACGTTGTAGCTAACCACTGGGCAAAGCAGCAGGCTAAAGAGCAAGGTCGTGCTGTAACTCCAGAGCAGATGAATGAGCACTACGCAGAAGCTGTTGAACTATTCGTTAACTTCGATGCACCTACTCACCGTGGTACACAGTACTCGAATGATATAGGTATCGCTTGGTTCACTAAGTACCTGTTCCGAGTTAACCGAGGTGTTGCAAGAACATTCCTGAAGAATCCAGTTAAGGTATCTCTAGCGATGCTTGGTATGGATTCAGCAGGGTTTGATGCAATGGCTGATACTCCAATAGGTTCAGCGATGGTAGCAGGACGTAATCCTCTAACTGCACTAGGTAATCCTATTTCTTCAGCTATCGGAGCACTAAGCCTAACAGTACCGGGACAAGTGATCAGCTAAACTCCACATAAAAAAGCCCCTCACTAGGAGGGGCTATTTCTTTTAGTACTTTTTAGTCCATGGCAGTATTTGATTCACGCCATAGAGTATGAGGCATATCCCGACTACTAACCAGAACATGGAGGTTAACCAAATAATGATGTTTTTGCGGTCACAGTTTCCGCCTCAGTTTCGAAAGGAGCTTCATCTTCTTCATCGGTAACTTCAGGGGCAACTTCCACTTCTTCTACCACATCGCGTACATCGCCTAGAGATGGGCCTGGACCGCATTTAGGTTCTTCAACTACATCACCAAAGTGTGCCTCCACACTAACAGCAATGCTGTCTTTACCTGAACGTTTAGCAGCAAACTCGATTGAGTCTACAATGATAGTTGGATCTTGCTTAGCAATTAGTTCAATAAGTGCCTGCTCAACATCCGCTTGTGTAACCTTAATTTTAAGGCTCTTGATGATCTCTAACATGTGTTTCCTTAATATGTATTTCTACTCTTGGATTGTCCTTATCAAACCCTCCAAAAGACTGATGTGCATTTGTAATATACCGCCAATCATCACCGTCTATATGACCCAGCTCAACAAGGGCATCTTCAAAGAACTTCTGATGGATGGCGGTATGGTTACCCAAGTCACCTTTACGCTTATCTTTGGAAAACCAAACATAAGTAATCTCAGGTTTAATGTACTTAGGTAACTTATCGATCTGAGGTTTCATTAGCACTTTGTAGTACTTCTTAACCTCATTGTTTTCTCTATGATGAGAATTCCTATACCAGCTCAGGCTGATAGGTATCCGTTTATCCTTTTTCGTCTTTCTTGTTAAGAAGACTGCAGTAGGTGCTGTAACAATCTGAGTCATATCACCGCCTTTTTATGCGTTAATCCGTGTAAATCTATGTAATCATTACGTGCTTGCGCTGCATCTTCAGGAGTGTCGTAACATCCAATATTAATGCGTTTCTTATCATAGTTTATTACAGACCTCCACTTATTTAGCTTGGCGTGGAAGGTTACTCCAGTAAACCCTGAAGTATTATTCTTAAACTTCTTTCTGTTAATACACTGCTCTGAGTAGGATACCCATCGGCAATTAGAAGGGGAGTAGTCGAGCGCACTATTCTTACGGTCAATTGATAGGGTGCTAGCGTACCCGTTACTCAATGACCACTCTTGGAATACGCTGTATTTCTGCCACTCACTGCAGACCCTAATACCTTTGCCACCGTAGTCAGGGAAAGCATCGACATTAGAGTTGCTGCACCGATTCTTCATCATTCGCCATATATTATATAGCCTTGAGTTGGAGTCTCGGTGCGAGGCCATTAACCGAACAGGCTACCAGCTTTAGGAGCTGCAGGAGCACCTGCTGTTGGAGCGGCTGCACCGGCTTTAGCGCCTTTAGACTTGTCACGAACGTTGCCACGGTTCTTCTCTTCCCATGCAGTCTTGAACGTAGCTTCACGTAGACCTGCTTCAGCTTCAGTCACAGTTACTTCGAACTCTTCGTGGAAAGCTTTAACAACTTCGTTCTGCTCCTTCGTCTCGCCACCCGGAGCGTAAGAACCGTCCGGTTGCTGTACGTTCTTGTCAACGATCTGCTTTTCAACAGCTAGGATAACGCGCTGACCGATTAGATCATCGAACACATCACGTTGCTGAGGAACTTCTTTACGTTGAGTAAAGTCGTAGATACCTACTGCACGAGACTCAGTGTCTTGATCAAACAGTGGAGTGTCTGAAGCCAGTACACAGATATCGTCTACAATACTGTAGCCCGGAAGTGGACGTTGCTTACCGCTACGTTTATCTTCATAGTAGTGCTTGTTGCCTTTAGCATCACCAGAAGTTACCCACTGCTGAGAACGAAGCTTCTTGCCATTGTCGTCTTCAAAGTCGAAGTTAACTGACATCGCACCGCCACGTGAATAATCCACGTATGCCATCTTAATAGTAACTGCGTATGTGTCCGTATCCCAAGGACCGAAACCGCCACCACCAAGTGAATCTACTGCTTTCTCAATTACTACTGAATCTGCTTTAAGTTTATCGAAGATACCCATAATATAAATCTCTCTCTTTTTATTGAATTGGATGTGGAAGGTTATTAGTGCGGATATATGTGTTTCTCGCATCTAAGGCTTCCTGTTCCGTTAAGTAAGTTTTGTCGAATAAGCTCTTACCGTTTAGGTTAATTCGAGCTCTCCAACGTTGTTTAGCTTTATTCCACCCAATACCCATATACTTATTATTGCCATGCCCGGAGTGGGTCCTATTGGCATTCTGTATATTGAGATTAGTCCAACGCAAGTTACCCTGTTCATAATTCTTATTAGAATCGATTCTGTCCAAAGTTAAGTTTACTGGATCACAATCAGGAAGGGATTCAACATACGCCTTGTAATCATCAAAGGCTTGTAGTGTAGGGCATATGGATATACCACGTGCCCCGTAGTTTTTGTAACTAACATAGTTAGGGTTATTGCACCTCTGACGCATCGCTAACCAGCGACCGTATAGAGGGTCTAACTCTTTACCAGACCTAATCCTCGCCATAGTATTCGCGCAGGCGGTTAAGTACAGCCTCGCAATCGTTATCTATGTAGATTTCTTTAGGTGCCCAAAGGCCCATCGGACTACGAATACGTTCGTTAACAGTCTTCTTGGTAAGTTGTACTTGGAATACGTGTTTGAAGCCTAGCGCTTCTTCTTGAGGTGTGATGTTAAGTAGATCACTCTCATTATCTTTAAGATCTTTGAGTTGAACTTTCTTAGCCGCCACAACCGTAGAGAAGTAAGCTTCTACGCCTTGGTTCATGATAGAACCTTTAACTTTCACACAGGTCTCTAAGATTGCATCTTCAGTCATTACATCACTTACGTGTGCAAGGAAGATTACGTTCTTAGTAGACTTAGCTACGTGCTGCTGCATTAGACGTTTGAAGTACTGAGCGTAATCGCCCCAAGCCTTCATCGTGTTTGCAGAGTTGAGAACATACAGCGATTCGTATTGATCCATTAAGAAGCTTAACGTATCGATTACGATCGTATGAATCTCTGGCATCGCTTCCGCTGCCGCAAAGCCTTCTTCGACTTGCGCAGGATCGACAATCTTGAATTCTTTAAATTTGCTACGAAACGGTAGTTTCTTGCCCGCTTCTGTACCTAAGTACATAACACCTTCTGGGTTAGCCAGATTCATTAGTGAAGCAGATTTACCTGCACCTGATTTACCACCAACCAAAAATAGTTGGTCATTTACGTCATTAGACATGAGTGTTCCTTATGAGTTTACGGGAGGATATTTTTCATAGTCCTCCGCGCAGTCTTTATCACAGAACCGCCCACCTTCCGGTAGTTGCTCTGCACAATTGAGGCAGTAACCTGTCGAACGTTGTGACTTACTAAGGTCTTTACGAGCTGCCTCTATTGAGATCTTCAACTTTTCTAGTTGTATTTGCTCCGCCTTTTCTAAATCACTGTCATTCATACCAGATCCTCCCTCAGTTCTTCGTCATACTCAGGAACCCAAATATCATCTTGATATTCTGAGGCCATCTGTATCCTTATTTTCTGCTTAGTTTGTTGCCTACTGACTTCATGATAGTCGAGTAGATCTCAGACAAGTCCATGCTATCCGCCATCTTGCTATTTAGAGCAATGACCGCATCTTGCACTTCATCGTAGTCCTTACCCGAATCAACAAGCATTAGTGCATACTTGATCATCTGGTTTGAACGGTTGCCTTTGCCAGTCTTCTGAATGAACCAACGCTCTAGATTATCTAGAGATTGAAGATCCGTAACACGTTTCTTCTGCTCATCAGCTTTAGACGACTTAGGGATGAACGGTAGTACATCTAGGATTTCACCATCGTTGTACTCATATTCACCTTCATGGCTCATCCACTTACGAGGACGATCACAAGTACCATCATCCACCTTGAACGGTAACCAGTCATAAATATTCTGCATAAACTCTTTGTAATCTTCAGAGTTAAGTTCCAATTTATAGTTGGTTGGGAACAAGATTCGGAATCGGTCACCATGCTTAGTACCATCATCCTCTAAGAGTTGATGGCGCTTAGTTGTATAGAACAAACACTTGTGGTCTTTCAGCAGTAATTTAGCAGTTGCTAAACTAACCCCTTCATCCACATCAATCACTACCATGTTAAAGCCCGGGATGATGTTATCATCTGCTCTATGACCATTTGTAAGGTGGTGAGCCACCCAATGGATACCGCCTTCCTGAACTAACTCATGAAGGTCATCCCATTTATACACATGGTTCTGGTAGTTATATGCTACATCAGTAGACATGGAGAAGATCATCTCGTCTATGTTCGATTCTTCCAGACTATCTGCCGAAAAGAACTCGATACCATCTACGAATGACTTCTTGATTACAATGTTGTTCTTATAGCCCCAAGCCGTTGCTAGGTTCATCTGCTCATTCTTGAATGCAGCAGAGCCTTTGAACGTAGGTACATCCTCAAGCAAGTCAGCATATGTAACATCGGAACCCACGTCAGCTAAGTATTTAGCAAGTTTGACGTGAGGCTTATCACGCTTCAGCAGTTCCTGGAGGGCCTCCCCAGATTCTTCAACCAATTTGACCGCTTCTTCGAAGTGATTAGACTTAATGTTAGCTGATCCATCTATGAATGCGTACGTGCCCGCGAGTTTAAGAGCTTTGAAATAACGGTGTGTCATCTCAGCTCGTGCAATAGATTGCATCTCAGGCATCATCCCCGCGCGTTGTGCGCAGCGCATCTCATATTCGATGATCTCAAGTGTTACCGCTTGGTCTACCAGCAGTCGCTTACCGTGGTTCTGAGGCTCAGCAATCTTCTCTAGTTGGTCTGCAACATCTGCGAGGAATTTACTGTTGTTAGTATCAGTACGACGTTTAAGGATCTCAGCTGGATCTAGTGACAACATGTCGTTAGTGTGGTTCTTAACGAAACCGAACAGACAGCGACGAGCATAACCCGTAGACAGGAATGAGTAGAACTCTTCTTCTGTCTTGCCACCATCAAACAGTTTGTCTGGAGTACCAAATAACATCATGTTAGTCGGAGTACACCCATCGATATCTTCTGAACGAACATTATCAACGGTGTTCTTGATAAGCTTTGGCTTAGTCTTACCCACATCGTACAACTCTAAGAATGAGTTAAGTACATCTGTGTTAGCGATAAGGTTAGAACCGATCTCATCCATTTCTAAGTTTACTGCACCAGTCTTGGCCATAAGTAACTTATGACGCATCTGCTTAACCGCAGGGGCAGTACCTTCTGAGAATGAGAATACAAACTTACCTAGTTTTGTGAACTCAATGTTCACGTCTTCGCGTTCCTTATCAGGGTCAGTACCGTTTTTAGCAGCACGTTCCATAGCAAGATCTTTTAGAGACTGCTCGCCAATGATAGGAAGTGTATTTTTAAGGAAGAAGTCCTTAAACTTATGGATTACTTGGGTCTCAATCAGGTTAGTAGAATAACCCTTACTGAAGCCCGAAGGTGCTAAGTTAATAGCGTACATATTGATTGGAATAGTACCGCGATCCATTGTCTGGATTTCAGGTCTCATAGTCCCTACCACCTTAGCAAGGTAGTAAGCTACGAGCACCCGAAAAAAGAGAGGGTTATCTGATTGCGTCTTGTTACACAAAACGCTAACCAGTTTCTCCGACAAAGGGTTATGTACCATTTGGTCGTATGACTTCACGTGGTTCTCCCGTGATTTTCATGGTACCCGTAGATCTTTTCTGCAGCTTTGCGTATAGCTACTGCTTTATCATAATCTACGTGAGTACCCAAGTGGATTTTTCCCAGACGTACTGTCCATTTACCTCGGGTGTCCTTAGACACTCCAGGCTGACCTGACGTGTTGGTAGAGTATTTCTTCATGTTTTGGGCGTTACCTTTTGCACCTACTTCACGTAGGTTAACCGCCCTGTTATCCCCCTTGTCCCCATTAATATGATCAAGCATCTCAATGGGCCACTCGCCAGTTTGTAATAACCAACATACGCGATGTGCCAAGTATAGGGTTCCTTGGTACCTAAATACTAGATATCCCCCAGTATTCTTAGTACGGATTTTAGAACCTTTTTTCACATTATATGCTGCATCAACCAACCAAGTTAGATCTCCAGTGTCTGGATCATATGCCACAACTTTAGCCATATCTTCATATGGTTTCATTAAAACTCCTCTTAACCGTCAAACCATTCTTCATAGTTATCAGGTAGGACGTAACCACCGAAGTGGTAAATAAATTTAGTACGTACATTTGCAGGGAACTGGAAGTCCTTGCCATCGTCATTTAAAGGTTTGCTAGTGTCTAGATAGTAGTTGAAGTCTATATCAGGCCGCTTACGACTTTTACTCTGGTAATGTGCTTGGTTATAGTCAACCTCATACATGTCCATAGCCGCACAGATCGTAGCTAGGGTCTGATCATCATATGTACCATCGAATAACTTAGGAGCTAAGTCTGCAATTACCTCACCTTTAGCAGCTTTCGATTGGTAACGTGCATGGTTATCCATTCCAATACAGGATTCATCCCCTAACAGTACTAAGAGTTTAATCTCACCTACCTTCTCACGTATGAGGGACTTCAGTTGTTTATTCACAACCATCGGTTTATTACCTACTAGTTCACCTTCGTACACACAGTCGTGTACTATTAACCCTTTTCTAAGGGGGTCGTACTGTACCTTAATACTACGTCCTGTGACAGGAATATCTAAGGCTTGTATACGAGATCTAGAAGCATACTGATATTTCTTAGACCCACTCACCACATTAAAACCTGGGTACATAGTAACTAAATTATGTGCATGCATACTGATTACAGGGTACTCATCATCGGTAAGTACTTCCCAATCTCTCATAGGAGAACGCATATTCCAGTATTCATAGTTAGCTTTCAATTTATTCATAGTCTTCAAGGCTTTCTGGATAATTTCTATGTTCTCTTTCTTAAGTAAAGGTGCAAATAGTGCAGCTAGGTGTTCTTCTTTATCTGTACCAAAAGGGAAGAACTTCTTCCCTGTCGGTAGAGGAGTTGAATTATATTCCATTAGATTTTTAACTCTCCAGAGTTTATGTATTTAAGTAATGCATCCCTTAACATAGGGTTGCTGGTATTAACAGCCTCCCTGTAGGCTAACTGTTGTTTGTGTTTCAAGTATGCTTCTGCTGCTTCTTCTGGCGAGATGAATGAACCTAAATAAGTCCTTTTACCTTCATAAAAGCAGGAGGCACTGTAAGGTTTGTTACGTTTACCTCCTAACTTACGAACACCTATAGGATATTTACCTCTAGGTGTACGCATACCTACAAACATTGTGTTAATCCGTTGAGGAATGAACATACATGTATCTGGGGAGTAGGTTCGACTATTAGGGACTCGCAGGTCTTTATCCAACTCAAGATGCTCCCAGTCTTGGTTTTTCATCCAATCCTTGAAGTTAGAGAAGGTTTTCCAATCTTCACATACTTCACAATCATCGTGGGAAGCTTTCCTCCCTCCATAACATCTGTTAAGCATTGCAGCCCATCTAGCATAGTAAGGGCAATCGTATACAGGCGAGTCAGAGTCATTAACCCCGACACCGCACACTAGTTTGCTCACACTTTTAACTCCCCTGATTGAATATAAGCGTCTTTCTGAGTACATACGTTAAACCCAGCACAGTACATACAAGCACGTGGTGGTGGCTTAACCTCTTTAACGATACCAACAGAACCATCTTGGACAAACTTCAGATTCGCTTCCTGAGGTGAATCAAACACCTTGGTAGCTCTAACCCCCTGAGGGTTCTTATAGTATTTCCATTTGGTTCCTGACCGCCAAAGCTCTTTATCTGTACATTCTGGTAAGGCACTCTCCGGCATACTAGAGTACATATCGATCTGGCTCAACTTACGTCGAATCCAGTTCTCAGTCCACTGAGTATCCTTTAGAGGGAATTCCTTTTCCACCATGTCGGTAGGAGGATAATTTTTTTGTTTGGTGCTATAGCTGTTCCAATCCTTGAAGAAGAATTGAATGGCCATAACATCCTTAGTAATAATATCGGGCATACCCCACTTATAAATACTACCCTGCATAGAGTAGTCCTCATCCTTGTTACCAGATGTATAAGTGTAAGTACCTGTCTGTTTGAAATCTTCTAGGCGACCATCGCCACAGAAATCGAACTGACCTGTTACAATCCAACCATCTAAGGGTTTATAGAAGCGTTGCTCCATATACACAGGGATTTGTCCAGGTTCAACCTTATCAGGGTTTAGTACTACTTTGTCGATGATCTTCTGAGGGTATCCCAGAGCTTGCATCGAACCCTTGTAGTTGTTCACCCAAGCACTCTCAATCGCATCGTGCAGAGCAGTACCGCCTCTAGACGCACTCATAGCTGAGATGTCAACTGGCTTTGCCATGGCGGTACCATCGGCTCTGCTTGTCAGGATGATCTGTCGAGTACTTTTAAGAAGGGTTGTAGCTGAGATGTATTTCTTCCCATCATCGGGAGGCTGCTGATATGTATCGTTAGCCAAATACACTGCTACAGATAGAGGTATGTTTCTATCATTGGTATAAGTTTTGGTCATACTTACCCCTTTAGGAGTTTGTATACCTCACACTCATTAAGGAAATCTAGTGCTGCAACTATAGGGACAGTACGTGCAACGTCACCAAACCCTAGTTGTACCTCTTCATTATCGAGGTCAACAAGATACGAGGAGCCGAACCAAAACATCCTAGCCTGTATCGGTAAAGATGCAGGGATACGTAGGTGGTCAGAGTAATTAGTAAAAAGAGTGGAGTGCTTATTCTTAAACACTTCACGTTCGTACACAAACTCATCTTGTTTGTCCTGATGCTCTTTCTGAATAGCCAACATCTCAGCCGATAGTTGACGTATACGTCTATCGAAATGTTTGGTAAATCCCGGGTACTTAGTAGAACCTTTAGCGGATAGAAAGTCAGGATTAACTTTAAGTACCCCTATACTATCGGACTCAATGACGATACACATCGTGGTGTGATGTTTTTGGTCTGGATCTAGGTCAGGTTTTTTATACTTAATGTATGTCTCACCGAACATCGAACATGCTTCGATATTTTCTAGCGGTATCCCTAACTCCGTGTGGAGGTAGTGTTTGATTTTTTCGGGGTCCATAGGACTCTCCGTTAAGAGGCCCTACGAGCCTCATTGGTTACAGGTCATCAAAGTCCATATCTGCTGTATCATCAACCATAGCACCCACATTATATGAGGTAAGTTGAATCTCTTGAGCAGCTGATTGAACCTTGCTCCCATCTAGGTAGTTATCCATGTATGGAAGTGGGTTGTCTTTTGGTGCACGGAATGAAGCCGTTACACCTAATACGTCATACACAGGTTTAGCCATGTAACGTACGTAGCCTTTCAACATTGGAGCTGTTAGGCCAACTACTTGACGACCTTCGCTAAATGCGTAATCAGTCCAGTTAAGTTCATTGTCCACAATAGTATCCAAGATCGTTTTGATCTCTCCACTATTACGGGCAATAGCCGCTTGCCATGCTGGGTCTTTCACTAAGATGTCTAGGATAGTATAGTCCATCTTTGTGTGTAGTTTCTCATCACGAGCAATTAGCTTCACTAACTGAACGATACCTTGGAAGTGTCCACGCTCTCCGATAGCAAATGTCACTGCAAATGATGCCATGAAAGCGATAGCTTCCAGAGCAAATAAAGCAACGAATGCCAGAAGGATTGCGTCTTCACGTTCACGTTTAGCATCCTCATCCATCAGTACTGCACAACGTTTCTCAACGTCTGCAATACGATCGAAAGCTTCAACGATTGGACCACTACGTTGTAGTACTTCCATATTGCTATAAGTTTCTTTCATTGCATCCGTTGGATTGATAAAAGTCTGCTTAACAATATGCGAGTAGGTACGCGCATGAATAGTCTCAAAGAAGCTCCAAAGGTTAACTAGACCTTCTAACTCTGAGTTAGTGATATAAGGGGCTAGAGTCCCACTGATTGAACGTCCTGCGACACTATCAGCTAGCCATTGCCAGCTTACAGTCTTCACCATCAGGTCTACAGTTCCCGGGTCTAACGTCTTCATATCCATAGTATCCTGAGTCAGGTCTACCTCGAACTCATTCCACAATTGTGAAAGCTGCTGTTGATACAGATGCTCCAATTGAGGATAGTTAGTGTGGATGGAGTCAAATAGTCCTAGATCTTCGCCTAGGAATAGAGGGTACTTTGTAGCGTACCCATTGTTATCTTTATTGAATTGCGTCATCACATCTTACACTCTTCGCATTCACCTTCCTTCGCCATATCATGGAAAGAATCTTGAACGTCATTAGTATTCACGTAGTACAGAGTTTTCATACCCACCTGTGACTGATACACAAACTCTTTCATCATTTGGCTCAAAGGAACCTTCCCATCAGGGAATTGACTAGGAGTTACATAAGTATCTGCGCTAATGGATTGGTCTGTATACGCCTGAACAGCTCCGTAAGCTTTGTACAAAGTACGGGTACTGATATTCCAAGCAATCTCCTCTACCTGAGGGGCGATGTACTGGACAGCACCTTTACGGCTCTGCTTATTGATTACACGGCTCCTGACAGGGTACAAACCATTGGTAGCATTACTGAATACAGCTGAACTTTCTGTCGGCATGTGGGCCACTAGCACAGAGTTGGCACGAGGTTTACCACGTAAACCCTCCCAAGATAACTCAGGGGCTTTAGATGTAGACTTAGTGTCAATTGGTAACCAATTAGGATCAATGCCACCGACTGCAGGATAACCGTACTTACTAACCATAGTCATAGACGCACAAAGCATCGCATGGTAATGGCGCTCAGCAAGCATCTCAATCTCATCGGAGTCATCGTATTTCAGGCCCTCACTGTATAAGTACTCGGCTAAGCCGGTGATACCTACACCTAGAGATCTTCTACGCTCTAAATTAACTTTAAGTGAAGGTGCAAACATACCTACTCGATCAATGATACGATTAAGTGTTAACACTATGATATTCGCCACTTCTTGATAATTAGATAGTTTAAAGTGCTTACTACCTACGTTAAACGCAGCTAGAGTACAGAAAGCCATCTCACCTTTTGAGATGCCGCTAGGGTCATACACGTCAGGCATATCTTCGAAGGGTGCAGTAGGTAAAGCGATCTCCATACAGAGATTAGATTGATGGATATCATCAAGGAATGGAGTATGTGTGTTAGTGGTATCAAGGTTGATAGCATAAACACGTCCAGTATCTTGACGTACCGTCAGGAAAGCCTTTAAGACTTCACGAGCTGGGATAGTCCCATGAATAGTCCCATCGATAGATTTCAGTACAATCGGGCGATCGGCTTTAACACAATCAATGAAATTATTATCATAGGCTAAAGAGTAATCCAGTTTATCAATACGCTTGTTCTCAGGGGTCTTTTGAGACTTGAGGTTCAAGAGTTCTAATATTTCTGGATCATACACAGAGTAAGTTACAGTAGCTGAACCACCGCGAGTTACTTGTGTGAACATCTTCACTGCCTTATCGACAGTTGCATAGATACCTGATTTACCTAAGTGCTTAACTCGGCCACCTTTAACAGCATCACCTTTAGAGCGAGTGTCAAAACGGATACCGATGCCAGCCTTCTTAGCGGTCATCTTATAAGCTAGATGTTCTGCTACCCCAATAGAGTCCACAGTGTCGCCACCATGAATGACACTGCAGCTGATTGAATCAAAGTCCCCATTCCGACAACCGTTAAGGACAGGAGTAGGAAGGTTAATAAGGCCGCGTAAAATATTTTCTGCCAAAGAGAAAGCTTCTTCAGTTTCTCCATGTATAGCGATAGACAGCGCGAGAATAGCTGCATGGGGTGTCTCCACAGGATTGTCAGCGATGGTTAAGGAGTACTTATCCATCCATTGTTTGATTTGCCAGTACTCTAATTTGTACTGGTACAGTTTACGATACCACTCGTTAACAGTGTCTTCGTCCACTAGCTTAAAGGTCCATAGACCGTGACTGGCATAGAAGTCATGTAAGTTGGTAAAGCTCATACGATCGGAAATACCTACATTCTGTAGGTTCTTACGCAATTCACCATACAACAAGCGTGCAGCAACGCGAGAATACAGAATATCCTCTTTGTCTAAACATACTTGAATCATGGTTTGGTGGATATCTTCTGTAGTACAAGACATTGGTAGTCTCATCACAGTAGTATCACAGATTTCTTTCCAATCAACCTTATGTCGAGCAGCATATTGTGCCCAACGTTCGATCTTAGTTGGATCCCAGTCTTCTTGTAGACCAGATTTTTTAGTGACGGTACGTTTTGCTTCCTCACTGAAGTAGTTACTTAAGTCCATTTTGTGCCTCTGGTTAGTAAATGGGGACGGAACTATATGCCCCATTTTGATCTAGGTCAAGTGTGTTTAACACGATTTAACACTTCATGCTGCTTACCGATGGCTTCTTCTAATGTCTTGAATGTACCGTGGACCTTGCCTCCGAGACGTACTTGGTAGTTACCACCAGCACGTAAACGGATTCCTAGTAGCCCTGTCTTAGAGTGCTTAGGTACTCTGCGGTTAACGAGTTGAGTATGTTTGTCTGCCCATATCACGTTTGCGGGTGAGTATCCTTTAGCGTTGTCTACTCGTTCCATGGTGCAACCTTCTGGTCGCTGTCCCATCCATAATAGGAAGTTAGGGAACTTGCGCCATGCTGGGCATACTGTAATACCCCGCCCACCATAGTGATGGTAGGCTGTATTGTTCGGATTGGTGCAGCGCTGTATCATATTCTCCCACGTCGTGTACAGGGGGTGATAGCTCAACCCATGTGTCATAGGATTCTTTCTATGGTAGTCTACCAACTGCTCCTCTCCCTTCTGTATGTTTAACTCTGTTGAGTACCTCTGCCTGTTTACCCAAGATGAATGGTCGGCTGTTCGGTGCACCTAAATATCCACAAACACGCATAGTAACTTCCATGTTATCAGAACCACAGTGAGCACAATGGTAACCATCTAAACTTCGGTCTGCTTCCCCTGAGTGGCCACAGTCATGGCATACGTCAATAGGAATATTGACTCCAAGATAGGCAACATTGTCGTAAGCATAGTCCCATACCGTTTCTACCATGATCTTCTGCATGTTCTCTTGAACACGGGGAAGTTCTACGTAGCTGATAAAGCCTCCGTTGGCAATCTTCTGGAAGGGTGCTTCATAGTCCAACTTATCGAATGGACTTGTCTTAGCAAGTACATCTTGATGGAAGCTATTAGTGTAGTACCCTTTGCCCCACACACTGCCTGAGTCTGGGAATCGTGCTTGGTCAAGACGAGCAAAGCGGTCACATAACGACTCGCTAGGTGTGCTATATAAGCCCCAACCTAAACCGTCTTCTGCTTTCCACATGTCTACTGCATCACGCAACTTTTGTACGATATCTAGAGCTAAGCTCTTCGCATGCTCAGTCTTGTGTGGTTCAGCACCTAACAGCTCTTGTACAGTCTCATGGATACCAATGTAACCAAGTGAAATACTAGCCCGACCTGATTTAAATATACTAAATATATTATCGTCCGGTTTAAGTCTAACGCCACACGCCCCTTCGGTGTAAAGGATTGGAGCAACTGAAGCTTTAACGTTACGTAGCCGATCAACACGGCTATCAAGTGCACGTTTAGCAATAGCAATGCGTCCATCTAGAAGCTTCCAGAATGACGCAAGGTCACCTGCTTCTATGGCAATGCGCGGTAGATTGATACTTGTTACACCAAGATTATTTCTACCTGCATGACCATCTGCGTGGTCGCTAAGAAAAGATCTGCAACCCATAGGAGCTTTGTACGAACCTGTGTTGGACACGAGGGCATCGTAACTAAGAACGTCCGGGTACATACGCTTAGAAGTACACTCAATAGCAAGCTGCTTAATATCGTAGTTTACGTCGCCTGCCCTTCGATTGACTCCTTCACGGATGCCATAGACGAGTTTAGGGAAGACAGCAGTTCGTCCAGTTTTGCCCAATCCTCTAAGTCGGACTTTGAGAATTGATGACTGGATAAGTCTAGCTTCCCAAGAAGTTCCGAGGCCAAACCCAAGTGTACAGAAAGGCGTTTGACCGTTGGCAGTGTGCAATGTATTGATTTCGTATTCAAGACCTTGGAATGCATCATACGTCTCCTTCTCTGTTGCAAGACGTGCTTCAATGGCTGCTTTCTCATCATCATCTGTAAGACGTTGGAACGTAGAGTACCACTTCTTATAGGATAGCTTAACGTATGGCGCAAGGACTTCGTCAATGCGATCAATAGTGTTGCCACCATAGATGTGAGATGCTACCTGTGCAATAATCTGCGCTGTAATCGATGTTGCTGTGCCGATTGACTTGGGAGTTTCAATCTCTGCATTACCCATTTTAAATCCTTGGGTAAGCATCCCCTCAAGGTCAATAAGCATACAGTTAAACATCGGGAACAGTGGAGCATAATCGAGGTCATGGTAATGTATATCACCTGAGTGATGTGCATCAATGACATCTTTAGGGATAAAGCGGTCTGCCAGTGCTTTGGACACTTCCCCTGCTACCATGTCGCGCATTGTTGGAATACGTTCACTAGCCTTGTTGGCGTTGTTATGGGCTAAGGTCGAATCCATCGTGTTATCTACGATATCCACGATGGTTTGTATAGTATCTGAGTTAAATGCCAATTACTCCTCCTTACCCTTCATATGCTTGATTGCATGTTGCCATCTGAGCGAATGTTTTATCCAAACACGGGGCTTCAATGATAATGCGTGTGGCGCTCTGGGAACGCCACTTAGCTGCTTGGACCTTACAGGTGAATACACCTACAGTTTCCCACTCATTGGTATAATCTAACTCCCGCGCCACGTGTAGAATGTGTGCGCTCATAGGTCTGCCTCCTTAACATACATACCATCGACCATCTTACCTTTACGGTCTTTGATCTCTTGGTACGAAGCATTAAGACAGTAGGCATATCCCCAATCGTTACGCTCTGCTATATTAATAGCAACCACACCCATGTCGCCTAGACCATCTTTGAGAGCTGCTTGCGCATCCTCAGGGTCAACAGCCTTAATACGTCCTGAGTCGTGTAACTGCTCAGTCCATAAACGGACTTGATCGGCAATAGCCATAGAGTCTTGTCCCGGCATCTGTGCAGCTACAACCTCAATGAACTCTTCCAATAGTTTCTTGGTTTGGTTCCAATCATTTGTACCCTCAATAAGATTACGGTCATGGTGCCAACGGGTAATATTCTCAATCACCTGCGGGGCAATATTATTATTCGGTTTGGTGTTTAACATTTACACACTCCTTGAACTTAACCATACGGGCTGCGAACTCTTCATTACGTTTACGTTCAAATTCAGGACGGCCTTTCAACTCCTTAATGAATCTTTCGTAATCCGTATGAAACTCGAATTCGCGGGCAGCTCTGCTTTTACCCTTACCAACTCTGGTATGAAGATCGCTAATGCGCTCATCCATATCCTTGGCGTGAGGGTGAACCATGTAATAAAGCTCTTGCTGATCATAATCATGCATCCAACGGAAGACTAGTTTAGGTCCGTGTAGAGGGTCACTTAAGTAACAGTGATCCCCATCATCAATGCATGAGTGTCTGAAGCTGCTTATAAACCCTGAGGTGCTTTCCCAAGTGCTTAACCAATTCCCTGAGTCCAAGAACCCATAAGGATTTTGATCACAATTCAGGATAGTACCTACCACTTCATAGAATTCATCGAATTCTGATTGCATGTGGTCAGAGGTTTCGCGTAGGTGTGGGTTTTCGAATAGCTCTAGAGCTTTTAGTACATCCGCTTTAGCGTCTGCAACACTCGCATCCCATTCCTTGATTTTAGCATCCATCGTGCACCTCAGACTTCTTACGTTTACGCGTATTCTTGCGATTACGTTTTTCGATCTTGGCTTGTTCACGTTCATTACGACGAGCTTGGTAATCGTTATGTTCCCAACTTTCTTCACCTAAGTGTCGTTTATTGCCCATGTGCTTCTCCTGCTAATGCAAAATATGCAGCACCGTCAACATAATCGTCTAGGCGGAAATCACCACCCTTAGCGCGTGCTGCCTTTAGGAAAACCATGAACATCCAGCCCTGCTCTTCCGTCAGTTCCAAGTTGTACATGGCGTTAAAAGATTCGACCGTAGCTTTCATACTACGCTCTTCATCTGTATCACGTTCAGATGCTCTGTCACCTATGCAGGTGGCAGCAGTATCTAGGATCTCATCAGCTTTCATTGGTCAGCTCCTTCCATGCCATCGGGAACAGAGGAGAGATAAGATCACCAATCTCTTTAGCCAGCTCTTGGATCTCAAGTTGTGCGTGACTATCGGTACGTTGGTTGTAGAAGCGTGCAAATGCAGCTAGAGAGCCTGTCCAGTACCAGTTAACTTCACAGCCTTGTGGTAGTAGGAAACGTGCTTGTTCTTCTGCAACACCACTAGCAAGCATATCTTCATAGTCTTGGATTGCAGAATGTACTGAATCACGATAAGCCTTTTGAAGCTTAGCGTTATCAGGGTGTAGGCCACCACTACCTTGTTTCTTATTATCGGCCTGAATACGGAATTCAGGGACAAAGAAAGTAGGCGTACTGCTAATGTAACGACGTGATTCTTCGTTCTCAGTAAATCCTACCTTGTGTTTAAACTCGATCTTCTCCTAGGGGCGTTAACCCTAAGACGTTCTCTAATGAACTGCTACATATCTCTATGTAGAAGAGACTATATCATCACCGTCATCTTCTGTTACGGTGTCCTGCGCTTCCATCGCACTTGCGATGTACTCCCCTACGGGATAGTCGTTGCACCTTCCGCTTTTGCGGCTTGGCTCAGGATTGCCCACAGCACCATCTGTTTGGGGTTCCCCTGAATTCACAGGAATTAACTCCGTAAGTTTCTTTACGGAACTGCTTAAACTGTATGTCTGAGTATTTCTATCAAAGTTTACTAACCCTGCTTGAATCAGGGAGTATGCAACTTCTTCTAGTTGTGCATGACACGTTCTATGTTCTGACTTGGACATAGGTATCAGATTGTCCTTCGTATTATTGAGCTTATCACCATCAACATGGTGCACTACATGATCCTCAGGGATATCGGGGAATTGGATACGGTGGGCAGGGACATATTTATCCCCAGTGTATACAAGGTGGTAGCCTTGTTTAGTGATGTATCCATCTCCGTAGCCCCTAGCATCTTTGCGGAGCTTTTTAGCACATTTAGTGCAGTTTAGCTTACCTTCTTTGGGGAAAGTTGTAGTTAGACGCTCTTTGTTACATTCAGGACATTCAACTAGGTATTTATAACGGGGTTTCCCGCTAGGGAACTCACCGTCACGAATAATTTCTTTGTATAGCTTAGACATATTTTGGTCTCCGTTTAGTGTTTAGTACATATTACTAATCGGAGTTCAGTTAGTCAACACTGCGTACGTATTGGAATAGGTGCACGCACTCGTACTGTAATTGTGGGATGTTGGAAAGGAGTAATATGCCGGTGTTTAGCCAGATATTTAATAAGGCGTTCATTTTGTTCCTCAGTGCGACTACTGTCGCCTTCGTTAGCAAAGGAAACTCGGGCAGCACTTACAATGCTGTCGTCGCTTCCCATGTAATCAATCAATTCTACGTGCATTTAGCCTCCTAATCTTGAGTGTTATCGAATACTTCCCAACCTATCTTCTTTTCCATGATGATATTCATGTAGATAAGTACAAAAATGGGGATGATTCCCCACATCCCCATAGTAGGGAATACCAATGTTAAGGCTAGTAGGTAGATTAGGATATCTACAGTATTACAAATAGGTTTAAACATGAAACGGAAGAATTTATTATGCATCATACATCTCTCCATTTGCCGTGTTGGACTCTAGGTTTTCACAGATTTCAACTAACGGGCTTAATACGATTTGAGACATTTAGTTTCCTTAATTATCTTCGAGAATATCTGCCATCTTGTGGTAGTCAGATATTAATTTCATTTCTTTGTACAACGCGTACATATGTGGAGCCATTTCTTTGAATTGCTCCTCACCTATATCCTTCGCAATGCGGGATAAACCCGCAAGGGAAGTATTAATAGGTCTGTGTGCCAGCCTTTGAAGTCCCGGATCCGGTCTTACTATGGAACCCCCCGAAGAGGAGTTCACATATAAACCTTGGTCAGTCCCAAAAGGATCACACATTCTATCTGCCGACGACATTTAGAATCTCCTTTCTACTTAGGTTATTTTTAATGTTTACCGCGTCTTTCCATGACGGGTAGAAGATATCCAACTCTGCACCAATTTTAACGGTATCGTGCCAGTCGAGTTCAGGTAATCCATGGCTTTCCATACACTCTACTAGGTTATTGTTTAACCACTCAACTGCACCGACTTCATCAGGGAGTATCAGATAACACGCATCGTGAATCAGCGCACTGATGTGGATACGGCAACGATATTCTGAAGCATTGATTCTTTCCTGCAACATAGATGCTGCTTTGGAGTTAACAAGACCATAAGATTGACCTAGAGCATTACCTGCTGTACGTCCTTCTGCTGCAGCCTCTTTAGGCATACGAGGGGCACCCCACACTACATTACGGATCAGGGGAGTTCTAACTCTTAATCCATAAGCTACTGTGACGTAACCATCTTTGTTTGCCTTCTGTAGTCTATCTTGTACCCACTTATCCGACACTTGATACATGTCATGATAAGACTCTTCAATGGACTTGGCTTCATCTCGCGAGAAACCACAGTTATTCATTAGAGTAGTAAAGGTGCCTTGATAGGTCAGAGCAAAGGTTGGAGCTTTAGATAACTGACGAAGATTGCCAAAGATCTTCTCATTCTTGAGTTGGTTCACATTCTCAGGAGTTTCAGTCATCCAATCAGGCATCTGGTCTTTGAAGTAGTAGTAGGCACGTAGACAGTGCCCACAGTAACCATCCTCATACACCTTAATCTTATTAGGATCTCGGGTGGTTAGAGCAGATACATAATCTTCGAGGGAGTTGTAATCGGCACCGGCAAACAGTTTTCCTTCGGGAGCACGGAAGCAATTCTTAATAAGTTTTGCGTACGTACTACCACTAGGGATCTGCTGAAGGTTAGGCTTACTAGATGATAACCGTCCAGAGACAGTTCCACCGAGATTAAACCCACCATACAAGCGGTGTGTGCCGTCACTAACAGGAACAGCATTAAGGAAGTTGGGCATAAACGAGGAGATTATCTTATCTACTTTAGACAAGTGAATCAGACAACGGATAATCATTATCTTATCCTTGTCCTTTGTATGCTTCTTCAACTTCTTGAGTGTCTTGGTTCCAGTGGCAGGCTGTTTAGTATCGGTCATATCCAACACTGGGAATCCCCAATGAGTGTATAACAGTTCCTGCAACTGTTTAGGTGAACCTGGGTTCAACTCAAGGTCTAAGAAGTCATCCTCAGTCTTACGCTTAACCTTCCGAGTAGTGTTATAGAGATGAGTCTCTTGTTGTCGCCTGATTTTGAGGTAGCCTACTTCTTCGAGCTTACGTTGTAGAAAACCATAGTAGGTATCATGCAACCGTGTCAGCCGTTTATTGGCCTTAATCACTGAAGGCATGTGGAGAGGCATTCCAACCAATTCCATCTGCAATATCTGCTTAGCCGCTGGCTTAAACAGAGTGTCGTAAATCTCGCGCTGATCGTCCGCATCAACAGTACCATTGTGTTTGTTATACACATACCAAGTGGATAGGCAATCCACCAAGTTGTACTGCATCAATTTGTCTTTTTTAATTAGACGAATATCGTTGATGTCGTCTTCAGCATAGTTACCTGCAAACTCATGGGCCTGATCTTTCAAGCTAAGTTTGTTACCAGCACACGAGTTAGTAGCCAAATATGTTAAGAGCTTAGTGTCATCAAAGTTCTTTGTGACAGCCTCAACACCTTCAACCATTCCCTCGTAATCTAGGTAGTCCTTCATCCACAAAGTGTAGACAAGGATTTTCAGATCGTATCCAGCGTTATGCCAGATTAGTTTACCTTTGTACTCGGTAAAGAACTTCTTGAGTAACGCTCTTACCTCTTCACTGTCTTCCCGTACACCGGGAGTCCCTACCGGTTTGATATCCATCAATTCCTGCATTTTGGAGAGCGGGGTATTATCGACATAATCACAACAGATTACGCCACCCTCATGTTGATTCCATGCGAAACCTACGGTGCCGATACCGGCATCTCCAAAGAAGAGGGAAAACGTTTCTAAGTCACAACTCAGTTCTGGATACTTGTGAAGCTTCTTAAGAAACTTCTCAATATCAGCAACCTCATCGTAATACTCCGAGTGCTTAATAATATCCGAACCGAGTGTCTTAAACGTACCACTCATGTGGTCGTCCAAAGTCTTCAAAGACAAGGCTAACTTATCTCTATTCTTTGGGTCATAAAACAACGACTGGTAGTTAATGCCATAGATCACCTTAATATGTTCAAAACCCTTCCAAGCACAGTCCAGTACAGATCCTAGGTAAGGTTCTGCCTTTGTATTCTTGGTAAGCTTCTTGAAATATTCCCCATCAGCGCAGTAGACAACCTTAATACTAAGACTATCTAATGCTTTCAATAGGGTTGGGATATAGGCATTGGCCACTTTAGCTGAGGGTTTCTTCTGTCCTCCATAGTCGAGACTCAACGCTACGGTCTTGTCACGGTCTAAGGCAGGAAAGTAGTTATCCTCTATGTTGCGCTGTACCAAGGACTGCTCTTTAAGTAAAAGAGCTACTTCATACGGGCCATCAGCCCAAATAAAATGTTGGATGTTTAGTCCTCCAGTAAGTGTATTAGGTTTACCTGCTCGTAAATATCACGTAAGGTTTCCCCATAGTACTCAGTATGTTCCCACCCAGGTGCTAACACTTCTTTCCGATGAGTAGGGTTTAACGACATCCTTATGTTTTTACCTGTAGGTTCAAGTAAGCGTTCACTGTTTAGGGACGAACTACTATCTAAAGTGAATTTGACATACAAATCACCCTTACGGGCCATGTATAGCGCCTCGCATTCATTAGTAAATCTTAATATTCGCCACATTAACCCTCCAATAGTTTCTCCGTAAGCCGGACGTTAATAGACTCCATTGCCTCAGCATGCTTCAGCTTCAACTCCATTGCCTCTTCTGGCTCATCCTCTTGAGGATTTACCACATAATCAGTTACAAACTGATGTAAAGGTTTAGGGAGTAAATGGTATAGAGCCTGTTTAGTATTAGAGGCTGTTAATACATCAGAGATGTACCAATGGATTAAACTATCTGTATGCACAGAACCAAACGTGGTACTAGTAGTTAGTACTTCCATGAGGGTCTGCTGAATGTGAAATTTACTCATAGGCGTCAGAGTATCCGACGGTACGTGTCTATGTTCTCGCATGACAGACCCTCCGGTATTAGCCGATTAGTTCTTCAAGAGCAGCCACTTTACGCGAAACTGAATCAAGCTTGTTTACACGAACTTCGAAGTCTTCTCGCATTACAGCAAGAATCTTAAGCTCAACACCTAGATCAGCATCTTCGAATTGCAGAGATTCACCACCAGCGCTTACGGTTAGTGGTGCATGGCTGTGTACAACGTTTAAGAAGTTCTTAAGACCTTCTATTTCAGATTCAAGTTTTGCTTTAGATGCTAGTAGTTCTTGTAGTTTAGACATTTGGTGTTTCCTTTTGGTAGTTTAGGCATTAGTGCCTGAATAAAATTAAGTGTTACTGGTTTAGCCTTGAGAACTACCTTCGTAGATAATCTCAAAACCATTGCTATCGATACGTACGTCAGCCTCTTTCGGAGTCTCGAACGAACATACAGTAGCGTTTTCTAGGTCAGCGCAGTATGCAGTAAAGTGGCTACTACAGCCACCAAGCACAAGTGCAGCACCTAGAACGGTAAGTGCTTTTTTCATTAGTTGTATCCCACATCGAACTCTATAATCGTCCCGAATTTAGGTGTGAACCCATGGCCCGGGAGTTTAACCCACACTACAGGGTAGTCGGGTTCTTCAGTAATCTCACGACACTCCAAGTCAGAAAAGACGATTAACACTAATGGCTTATTCTCTTCTTTATTGTAGTGATCAAAGATAGGTTCTAAAGCAGTACCACCACGACCATGGAACGTCACATCACTTAAGTCATCACCTTTCGCAAGGTTGTAGATCTTATGGATTGAAGTATCACAGTCGATGATAGATAGCTTCTCAGGTTGGTTGTTTTCCATGATGTCATCCAACTCAGTAATAAATGCTGAGAATTGGTGGTTCGACACAGAGCATGAGGTATCAACGGCAGCACCAATGTGGCCTAGGCTCTCAGAGAACAAAGACGGCAGGTACAGACCTTGCGATTGGTAACGACGGTTAGGCTTCTTCCATGAGAAATCTTCCTTATCGAAAGAACTCATGTAGTTCTGTAGGATCACATTCCATGGTAGTTTAGGGTTAGTAAGGCGTTCGATAGATACCGCGATATCTCCAGGGATAGCCCCTGCTTCGCCTTTAATCTTCGCTGCAGTAGATGCTTTGATGATTGCGTCTTCAACTTTACGTTGAACGTCAGCTTCATCTACACCACCTTTACCATCACCGTCTTTACCACCAGACTCACTACCCGCAGGTGCAAAGTCAGGTTGGAAACTAGAGTCCTGTTTACCTGGATTCTGCATCAAGTGGTGGAAGATCTTGTCCGAAGACCATTCTTTCTGGTCTTTGTACTGATGGTCAGCTAGGCCGCCTTGAATCATCTTGTAACCAGCATCGATTAACATGATGTTAATGTAGTGGTCAGTCGCCTGATTCCATACGTTGAAGTTATCTTTCTTAGTCGAGTTCATTCGCAACATGTGCTGGAATGCCACGTGCCATGCTTCGTGAGCTAGTAAGAAAATACGCTCATCAGGGCTAAGTGGTTCAAAGAAAGCAGGGTTCACGTACAGATTTAGACCATCAGTACACGCAGTTGGACATTCGTCAGTCCAGTTAAACTTAAGACTGAATAGGATAGTGGAGATAAAGACAGAGCCTTTAACTTGTAACAGACCGATCTTAGCTCGGTCGTACGCTTTCTGTAGTTTTGCATCTACTTTTACTGTATTCATTTTACTCTTCCAATAGATTTAGTAGTTGTTGTTCCTGTTGGGGCTGTTCAATCGATTCTGCGTGACAGAGGAAAGGGTAATCACCTCTCACATAAACCGCTTCAGACTCGCGTAAGATTTCCAAACTCTTATGTTCTAACCCGAAGAATCGTATCGTCCCGTCTGGGAATACGCATTTGTACGTGTAGTAATGTTTACTACCATCAGTTCTGGCGTGTATATCAACCATTATACCTCCAAGAGTGAAAGCAACTTCAGTTCGTCAATGACTTCCTCTAGGTTGCCATAATGTGTTACGTTACCATCAGAATCCCGTGTAACATCCACACCAAACACACACTCGTGACATTCCATCTTACAGTTTACTTGCCCACTAGGTCTTTGTGTAGCTTTAGGGTTATGGACACAAACTTTACGTTCGCCTGCAACATCCGAATCCATGCTTAACAGCATTGGTTTAAGATTTTCAAGACGCTTAATTGTGATTTCGTACTTATTCATACTTCCTCCAATAAAGCGTCAAGCTTCTTAATGTTGAATATCCCCATATGCTCTACCAAATGCATTGGTAGATCCTTACGCGTACGTAACTCCTTTTCCAAAGCAGTAAGTGCTTCGTCCAAGTAGGCAGGGTCACTAGTGTGCAGGTCAGGAGCATCTGAGCTGTCAGCCCATTCAGTGTTAGGGTAGCGAGCTTTCCACGCCATACGTAGTGAGTAGAATAGATGGGTTGTGGACATATGCGATATCCGCTTACCTGTACCCCATTTATTTACCCAAAGGAAATTTCCATAACTATCAAGCATCGGAATCCTCCAGAATGTCGTGTAGTTTAAGTTCCGCTAACGCATGGTCGATATCTCTATTAACCTTACACCCGCTGACCTGACTAAATAAACATCCATCACAATCGTTACTCTTGGTTACGTGTCGATAGGCGGTGGCTGTACTTACATCACCTTTACGGCAAATTGGGTTGCAGAAATTCAACTGAAAATAATCTGAATCCTCGGAGGTTTTTGCATCGCGTTCAAAAGCATTCATAACATGCATGAATTCCCTCACAGACTCTAGGGTCTTCAATACTTCTTTGCTCATATTTCTTACCTTGTGTTAGAATTACCAATATATAACTATAAGGAGCTATATATGGCACATGTGAAAATTACAGCCGACGGACTGTATCCGTTAAATAACGGTATGAATACCAGTGAATCCACCATCTATGTAGGTGAAATCCCTACAGGAACTACTATCGCTATTGGTTTTAATGATCCAGATGGGAATTGGACTCCATTCCCAAGTGCAACATTAACTTCCCACACACCACTATCTATTAGCCACGGGCATGATGTAATGCTCATTGCGCTTGCGGTAGATGTGTCTGGTGAAATTAACATTAGTACCAAGAAAGAAGGTCTTGGTGGCCTTGAAGGATTACTTAAAGTAATCGCTGAGAATACTACTCCAACTGAAGAACCAGAACCCACTTCAAGGGCTGTACTGGGTGGTTACACCCTAAGTTCCTTTAGGGTCAGTGAGGATATAACCTCACCCTCTTATCTTGAAGGTGTAGCACTTACTCCGTCTACTACACCTGAGTTCCAGCTAATAACTGACAGCTCTGGAGGTACTTGGATTAAGAATATCTCTTCGAGAGGAATCTCTATGGTAGGTGACTCCATTTGGCAAATAGCACAAGGTGCTGGTAACCGGGGAGAGTTTGTATTGTGGTCTGAGACCTCCACCGATGATGGTGAAACATACACTACGAACCAACTATCTCTACGTAAGAAGGTTATACTCAACCAAACAGCAGATAGCGTTGGATTTCCCACAGGTGTAAATACATGGGCACCTGGCAGTTGTATCCGTTGGGCCATGTATAATAAACAGTCAGGTAATGTTGAGATTGCAGGACCCTCAGAAGTTATCAACGGTGAAACTGTTGAAGGTGTCTCTGTTTACTGGTACTTAACTGAAATCTAGACTACTTCGTACAGGCATTAAAACTACCCAGTAACTCTCCATCACGGTCATCGGATAGGTAAGTGTAACGTAAGTTGCAATTTTCTTGGGCCATCATGTACATTCCCCAGATTTGAGATGATTTCATATCTTCGGGACTGAAGAAGTCAGCTGTCCACCCTACGCGATGTCTAGGGTGGGTATGCATATAAGCAACCTCCGAACAGCCTTTCAGGTTAGTAGACACTTTAGGGTCCATGTAATTAGACAGTCCTCCAATCTCCATTGAGGAGAAGTAGTAAACATTTTCATGATTATCCTCTTAGCGGAAAGACCTTACTTTAGGCAGGCCTTTTTATTTTTATATATACCGTAAGGCAACTTGCAGGACTTGATATAGACTTCGGGTGCAGGCAGAGTAAACAGGGTAGCCTCCTCGGGTATTGGACATTCAGTAGTGCCCAAATTGACAGGGCAGTCGTGGCGTGTCCATGCACCTCCCCGAACTTGTGCACACCCGTATCGTCTTGCTAGCTCCAATGTTAGCTCTACTTCCCTTTCAGGTCCGTCACACTCCTCTATATGGACAACCTCGATAGGTTTATGCAGTTTGGTCCACTTAGGTCCCGAGACTGTGTTTAGGTGGAGATTTATTCTCTGTTTGATATCGGTAGTGTACCCGATATACCAACAACCATCTTCTAGGCGGATAACATAAACGTATTTGGACATTAATTCTCCTTACAGCGGAAAGGCTGTGGTGGCGAGCTCCGCCTCGCCTCCGCAGTCTTGCAGCGTCATGCCATTAGCTCTTGCATTTTGATGTAGGCGATAGCTTCGTCAACAGTATCAAACCCACCGTGATCAATTAAACCATCGAACTTAGCTATCTCAGACAATCCTAGAGGATTTGAAGGGTCATTGACTGCTTCTTCAACGCGTTTAACTACATCTGCGCGAGCAACCCAGAAACCTAACCCTATTGAGCCTTCGATACACCATACCTTGCGGTATTCATATTCAGCATCATTAGGATCATACCACACTCTGAAATTAGCCATTATTTAGATTCCGTGTAAAAAAGCCCATCCTTAGGATGGGCAATATAGTTAGTTAAGGTTAGTCTTCTTTAGTTTTAGTAACGATGCTGACTGACTCGCTGTTAATACCAATAGCTAATAGCAGACCCAGCACCACTAACACTGCTAGCGATATTGGCCATAATACTGCACCTAGTGCCACGTTAGGCCACTTCACCGGTTTATCAGATGCTGAGACAAGTGCCCAACAGACTACTGCGTAAATTGCAGCTACGACTAAATAAGTACCCATGACTATTCCCCGTCTACAAGTTTAGAGATGTTTTTGCCAATGTTGCGAGCTTTAGTGATCTCACATTGACGTGCTTCTACTTCCGTGAGGATCTTATCCGCTTTGGCTGTAGCTTTTTCGTTCTTCGCTTCTGATTTCTCAACAAACTTCACGAGTTGACGCTGGAACCATGTGATACCAGCTAACAATGTATTTAAATTCATAACAGTTCTACTATGAATATAATTACTTAGTAGATGTTACTGGTACACCAAGTGTACTAATATCACCGTTAAGAATTGTGTGAGGCATCAAACCTTGAGATCTCTCTGCGAACTTACCTTGCACATCGATACGCTTGTTCTCAAGGATCTGTGGAGTAAGTGACGCTGAAAGAATTTTGTTAGCTTCTGCGATCAGTTTGATAGCTTCTGCTTCACCAGTTGCACGGTCAACCATCGCCTGCTTAGCGGCAGCAGCCTCTGCGTTTACTCGGTACGCATCTGCATCTGCTGCTTCACGTTGACGGTTACCTTCACCCAACGCTTCGTTTTGTGCGATAGACGCGTTAGTTGCTGCAATTCGGTCTGCAGACTTACGCTCTTCTTCCGCTTGAATACGCTCTTGGGTTTTAAGGATTTGTGTCGCGATACGAGGATCAAATTCAATGTCTTGGATCAACACTTCAGAAATGTTAATGCCAGTGCCTTGCAACGCTTCAGTCAAACGGTTGAAAGTGTTTTGTTGCATTGTAGATACGTTATCACTTTGTGCAAGTGAACGGCTATCTTCAAGCTTACGACCTTCATCACGAATGATTGAACGTAGCTGTTGGCGAAGCGTCTTATCAATGTACTGAACGGCAGTACCGTAATCAGTCTTGATAGTTGGCGCCAAGTTAGCATCAATGTTGTACATGATAGTTACGTTTGCAGTCGAGTTAAAACGGTCTTGGGTAGGTAGATTCAGGCCGGCAACTTCATACTTGTCATTACGTACTGAGTAAGTATCGAATGACTTCATAGGGTTAACGATATGGAAGCCTGCACGCAGTACTTCAGTTTGATCTACTTTACCCAATAAGCTTTGAACTTTAACATCACCTTCTTGTACGATGGTGAATGAGTTTAGAGCCACGCCTACAGATAATACTGCAGCGAGTGAAAGGCCAACTACTTTTAGAGGCATGTTCATTTGTTTTGGTTCCTATTACTATTTGGTTGTGTGGTTTATGCGATAGCCGCATTGAGTGCTTTAATCGATACAGTAGGTAATTTAATACCAGATGAAGGGTTATTTAGAGCTTCTGGTAAAAACTTCTCTACTTCTGGCCATACTTCACGTAATTGACCGGTAGTATTAACACCTGCTACAACGTTCTCAACATCTTTACGATAGTTAATGCGCTTAGTTTCCCAAGCTTTGAATGCATCTTGTGCACGTTTGTTTGTACACTTCTTACGTAGTTTATGTATTTTAGCTGTAAGTTCACTATCTAGATCTAGGTCTAATGCACCACAACGATTAATAGCCTCGTTAGAATCTACATACAATGTCCATTGGTGTCGTTTACCTGAAGAATCTGACATCACCACTCTACGATAAGAGGTTAATATTAAATCTTCTTCGGCAATCCCAGCCTTATGTGCCTTACCTTTAAGTTCCTGACTCTCTCCCAGGACTTTCTCACGTATCAAAGCATCACGATCTTTCGTATACTGCTCACGGGTATAACGTTTAGGCTCTTTATTTTTAAGAAGCCATGCTTTCATTACACGATCTACGATATCTGTACGGGTTGTTTTATTCAGTCTGATTGAGCCCATAGTATTTCCTACTCTACTGTTTCTGATTTAATAATTTCGAAGCCAGAACCCATAGGTAATTTAAATGTATTACCTGCTTTAATGATAACGGTTCTGGCATTTCTAGATTCACTTATTTTATAAGTAATTCTCTTGTCTACTTTCGTAGCATTTTCGTACACAATTTCCATCGTATTACTCCGCAGGGATAATCTTAAGAGCACGTTGGCCCTTGTCAGTGTCTTCAAGACCTTCAATTACGATCTCTTGACCCGGCTTTAGGAAACGGAAACCTTCCATTTCAATTACCGATTGGTGCAGAAGAATATCGTTCTCCATGCCTTCTACTTTTGCGAAACCGTAACCACGGGTTCTGTTAAACCATTCTACGACGGCTGTTAGTTTGTTGCTCATTTGTATTGCTCCTTGACAGCAGCATCTCTTGCGATGACTGCTTCAGTTATGTATTCAAAATACCCGACATGCTTCTGAGCGACACGCACCCTCCACATACCTTTGGGCTTGTGCCAGCCAATGCCTTTATAGCCACTGGTGTTATTAGAGTAATTCCCAGTATTAGTGGGAATTAGATTCTCTTGTTTGGTGAGTAAGGTACAGGTATCCGGCCCATAGACGCGATTACCCTTAATCAAACTATCCTTGTCTAACTCCTTACCCTCCCAATCTTGCTGGTAGAACCACTCGGCAAATACCTCGTAGTCGTGCCACTCAGGAACTACAGAACAATCTGCGTATGTTGGATCAGTCCCCTTATAGCATCGACGCATCATTCCGGTCCAACGCGTATAAGCAGGGCTGTTCTTCCCATCAACCTTTGCGGGGAACTTCTTGTATTTGATATTCGCCATAGGACTCCTTAGTCGTCTGCGAATAGGTATTTCGCGTTTTGCACAATCCATTTGCGCATTACAGGGTCTTTCTTGACCGCAGGTGTACGCTTGAACATGTCACGGAAACAGATAATCTGGAATTCCATGCTCATGCGCTCTACGTACTTAACAATCTTAGCTAAATCAGCTGGTTCTGTCTTAGATGCGATAGTACCGCAAGTAAAGTACAGGGCTGACGGCTCATCCGGCACATCTAGTGTGTCAGGCTTTGCAAGGATTTGGGCGAAAGATGGTAGTTTAGAACCAAGTTCACAGTAACCTAGGAAAGCGCGAGCAGGGCCTTCGCCTATAATACCAGCCATGGCAGGCATATGTTCAGCGGTTAGGTCGTTAGCTTTACCGTAACGAGACATGAACTCCCAAGTACGAGGACACGGGAATGTCTTATCGTGATGGTTTGGATCAAATTCATGTAGCTTGTCCGGTGCGAACGCGATGTAAGATGTAACACGAGGGTCAATACCTGCGCCATAAGCCCAAGCTAGCCACTCTTCTTCACCACCTTCAGTTTCGATTTCGAAGTGAACTAGACGAGACTGCATAGCAGTACCAATCTTATTCACGATAGCGCCATCGTTCTTACGGTTACCTGCACACACGACATGAACATTCTCATGTAGCTTGTGCTGACCTACTTCTTTATCAAGTGCTAGCTTGTATGCAGCAGCCTGAACAGACATCGGTGCAGATGGTAATTCATCCAAGAACAGCAACCAACCGTCGAAACCGGCAGGGATATCAGTACCTTCAATCGGGAATAGATCGAATGGAGTGAAGGTAGCACTGCCATTAACGATCGCAGGTAAACCACTTAGGTCAGTTGGATCAGAGGTAGATAGACGGTGGTCAATCACCTTCAGGTTCATAGCCTTAGCAACTTGACGAACCATATCCGACTTACCGATGCCCGGGGCACCAGCTACATACGGTACTAGACCCGCTTTAAGACTGTTTACAACGAATTTAGATGAAGATTTTAGTGATACTTGCATTACTTTATTTCCTTTATTTACTTTATTTACAATGAGGTTAGTTATCACTGAAAGCACTCGGTATGTACAAGTACTCTCATTGATAAAGCCTCCTAATAGAAGGCTTTAAATAGGTCGTGAGTGGGTGGATTCGAACCACCGACAACTCCTTAGTTAAATGGTAGGAGCACTCTGACCGCTGAGCTACCAGGAGAGAATAGATTAATTGGCATAGTCCCCTAGGTTCACCGACCCAAGAGACTATAACTATCAACCCAAAAGGTTAGTGAAGCCTAGGATTGCTCCCAATGGGAATGCTAGAACTCCTATGGCTTTAAGAAGTACCCAACCAGTTACTACACCGGCTGAAGCGATTTGAACGATGTTGAGTATCCAGCCGATGAAGGCCAGAAGACCAAGTATTTGTATACTAACCTCGACGAATATATGTACGAATTTGAGCTGTACCATCTTGAATGCTCTTAGCATCCGCCAACCAACGGTAATGTGTATTCTTAGCGGTGTTAAAGAGTAAACGTAAGCTCTTACGCTCACTACGTGGAGTCATTGCGAATAACTCTGCATAAGCTAGTTTGAATTCTAAAGGAACACGGATAGCGCCTGATGGGTAAACGTACTCATCTTTCAACTGCACTTTAAGTGAGCTTGCGATACGAATACGTTGGATACCCGCACGGCTAGTAGTGCCTACAGCTTGCTTCAGTGATGTACCTGCGAATAGATCTAGTTGGTTTAGTTTCATTACTGTATTCATGTGATTTACTCTTCTTACTCTAAGGTTATTTTACGGAGACACTTGTAGCCTTTAGGTATGGCCATGTTTAGTGTCTGTGTCAGTGATTCATGGTGGTAATGACAGATTCTTAATTCGAACCCATCAACAATTGATAGGGATGAACCCAACAACAGAAGGCTAATCATGCGCTTCATGCCCTTGGTGAAAGTTCATAAACTTACCAATTACAAACGTATGGTTATATGGTTTACTCATTAGACTGTTCCTATACTTTTAGTCTATCTGACATTCCTGTCCTCCACTTAAATTCTTCTCAAAGCTTTTCCAACCATCCCTAGAACTCTAGTAGAAGTAGACTATCTTACCTAGAGTCTTCTAAAATCCACTAGTGAACGAAGTGAATGCTTTTGATCTTTGTGTGCTCTTAAAAGAAAAAGGAGCCCGAAGGCTCCAATTATAAATCTTCCATTAGAAGATGCATCTTGATGTAGGAGAGTGCTTCGCGGTAGGTGGATTCAACGCATAACAGATTACTCATATCTGGGGTGTCAACGTGATGTTTCTTATCTAGCTGTACCGAACGTTCATTGGACACTACCCACGCCCGTGTAGGAGGTGCTACCTCAAGTATTAGATACATGCTCGCCTGCGTTTTAGACTGGTAAATTTTAAACATTGTCCATTAACTCCAACATTTGAATGTAATCACGTACGTCTTCCAAGGTTCTGAAGTAGCCGTGATGTCCTATTACTCTATGTAGCGTTAGTATTTGACCTTCGGGGGTATGTAATGCGTGTCTATTATCGTAGTTCCCAAAGTTGTTAGGTCTTACAGTACCGTTGTTGACTAGAGGGTCTAGTTCAGCTGCCTTAAGTATACGCGCTACCTTGTTACTTGAGGATATAATTACCCAAGTGGTTCTGGTTAGATTGTACCGTGACTCACCTTCTATTAACATGAATCTTGCGTTATGCATTGAGTAAGTGCTCCATTCTATGTTGTCCATAGGCTTCAGCAAACGTATCAAACTCGCCTACGAACACTAAATTTCCTCTCGCAGAATTACGGAAGCCATTATCTATTTCGTATGCACAGGACTCATCTTTAGTATTTTTCCAGTAACCTAACTCATACTTAAGGTCTTTAGGTTCTTCATCTAACCACATAAATTTTACGGCATGTTTGATCGCATAACGGTTATCACCGTCATCCACCCACAGTTCATATTTCATATCTTATCCTTAAAGCGGGGCACCGAAATGCCCCTATTGATTAACAAATGCAGTATACGCTCTTACGAATGTATGCAGCCATTTCAGTCTTAGTTAGACCGTTACGTACGTTAGCGTACTCTTCCTCTTCGCCAGTTAGATCGCTGAAGATAGAGCTTAGTAGGTCAGACTCTGCTAATTCAGCTAGAATCTCACGGTAGTGCTCACGCATTGATTGCACATGGTTTGGTAGGCTCTTGAACGCATCGTGGATAGTAATCAATTCGAATGACTTACGACTAAGTACATCATTGATTACTTTGTTAGCACGGTAGATCTCTTCGAAGCTAGACTCTTCGATATCCATCTCACATGCAGTACGAAGGCTCATTGGAGTAGATAGGTCGATTGGTTCAAGTGGCTTAGTATTAAGCATTAGGGCAATCTGACACTTATCAGCAATATCGCGTAGGTTGTAGCCGGTCACATTCTCAAATGCAGTGTAGTTACAACGTCTGTGCATCTCACGTACCATGTACGCATCGATAGAGTGAACTACGTTAGCAGCTAGCATTACAGCATGGTCACGAGTACCAACCTCTTTGAACTCTTGGAAGAATGTATAACCAAGTTCATCAACGTGGATCTCTTCCATACGTGAGTTAACCACACGAAGTACTACCTTGAATCCATCAGGAAGTCCCCAGATGTACTCTTCAGCTTCTGGATCCCACACTTCAATCAGGTCATTTCGTAACTCATAAGCCCCTCTAAGCTTCTTACTACACATGTAGTAGAACTCATCCAGTAGAACTGAACCTACGCCTAGTTCTTTCTCAGGCTCTGCTGTAGAGCCATAGAAGTACGTCATTAGAGCATTCTTAGCCATTGAACGTGTTAGTTCAGTTGCTGACTTAAGACCAGCAAGGATAGCTTTAAATGCTTCGGTATAGCAGTCGTAACGCTTTGAAGGGTCAATTAGGTTAGTCCATAGACCACCAGTGTAACAACCAGTCAGGGCTGACATGATCTGTACACCAGATGTAGTTGAATCAAACTCAACCAAGTGACCAGAAGGTTTACCGGCTTGCGCATCACGTAGAGCCATCACAGACTTCATGAATGCGATTGGTTCATCAGCATCCAGTATCATCTCTTCCAGTTTATCGATATTCTTCTCGGTGAACGCTAGACGCATCTCGAACTCTTTCTTATCAAGACCGAAGTTGTTTGCTACATCAATGAATAGAGCTTGCTTACCATTTAACTTGATCATAATACTTTCCTATTTATGAGAGAGGTGCCGACATGACACCTCTTTAAACACGTAGTGTTTGTTTAATTATCTTCCAGTATCTCTACTAGTCGCTGTTCTTGGTTTATCGGGTAGCTCTCAAGAGTAGCCACATCCCATGACATTTGGTAGTAGTCACAGTTCTCGTTCTTACATGAGATAGAGCTGTAGTCAGTATTAACTCCACTCTCACGTTTATGTAGCATGTCACCCTCACATATAGGGCATAGGTATTGCTTTTGGTTCGGTTCAATCATTCAATAAAATCTCCATCTCATATACAGGTAGAATATCGCCAACAGTGTCAACATCGAATAGGTGAGTACAGATTCCTATGGAGTACTCCACATCACGACCCCACCAACTACTAGGGTCGGGTACGTAACTTTCATTAGCTCTAATAGGGTTGTACCACCATGCTTTATCGTTATGTACAAGTAGAAGCATACTACCCATATCGTTTATATACACACTAATCATCAACAGTCTCCAACATCTTGATCATGGGTAATAGTTTTTCAAACTTTTGGTATCTACCGTCATGTCCTACAAACATGCACTTACCACAAGCATTTGTGGAGTTATTCCCGTATACGCAGTGAGTACACATGTTCTGACCACTCCCATCCATAGTGTTACGGAACAAGAGATTTGCATCATCTAAACGTCCAAGCTTAATTAACCACTTTAACATTTCTGATGCTGTTGGTTCTGTAGGGTCACTCATCCATTAACTCTCCAGTAGTTCATAGGTTTTAAGTAAGGCGATTAAATCGTCTAAGTCTTTATCAGTATTGAAAGGGCACTCACCGCATTTAAGGGTTGGGCAGGCTACTGACTCGCAGAGTGTATCTCTGCCAGTCAGTTCCAATACCTTAACAAGTGTAGGTATTTTAGAATCCATCCACAACTTCCTTAACATGCAGATCAACGATACTCTTACGGAACACGTCACCTTGCGTATTTGCATGGTAACCAGAAGCGTACTTACGTCCGCGCTTATCAGGTTTATGTGCCATGTAGAAGCGGTTACCATTCTTAACCAAGTAGCTGTACACATCAGCAGAGTCACGCATGAACTTGTCATACTGCTCTTTACGCTTAGGGTCTTGCTTTAACTTCACTTGAAGCTTCAGCGGCAACAGGATTGAATCGGTAATGCCTTTAAGCATGTCCACATTCAAGCTGAGTGCTACACCATTAGCAATGTTCAATGTATCCAGACAGATATCACCATCGTGGTGGTTGAACTTACCTAGGATCAGAGATTTCTCTTCACCGGTCATGTACGGTGTACTACGGTTATGAGTAAGCATTGCAGGCTTGCACACCATAGGAGGAAGGAACATAGCACGTTGAATCAGTTGGCTCGTGGTCTTGCTTACTTCCCAAGGGTTAGTAATGTACCAATACTCTTCAACAATCATCTGACCAGTCTCTTCGTCTTCAGACTCATACTCGCTATGCTCAAGGTCGAATAGATCTGCATCAGCCAGAACCACTAACACACGGCAAGCCATTTCAATAGCGTCTGCCTTATCCATATTTCCATACAGGTGTGCTAGTTGACCGGCAATAGCGCTAATCAGCTCACGACGTTCATCCAATGCCATTACTAATAGCATTGCTTCGTGTACCACAAGACTAGGCTCATCGCCTAAGTCCATATCATGTTCAGCACTCCAACGATATAGCGCCATTGAGGCTTCAAACATAACTTCCATTAGCTCTGAGTCACGTGCAATCTCGTTCTCTAAACGAGTACGGATGCCTGCTTTGCTCAATGAAAGTTCAGTTGCTACTTGTACGTCTACGATATTTTTCATGGGTTATTCCTCTAATAAATGAAGCATTCTTAATGTATCTAGGGTATCAAACTCACCAAGAAAGGTGAGGACGGTAGGTTTAAACTCGTCGGTATGGTGTTTATCCTTGTTCCACACGTAGTGTAGATCTAGCTCGAAGTCAGCAACTGAGTACCAACATGCCTCGTCACCACATACTACCTTGTATGGTGTTAATGGATCTGATTCGTCCTTATAGAGCGCATATTTCATGGTTTACCTCTTAGTCGTGGTAAGGTATATCTTCCATCAGTGCAAACATCTCAATTGCACTCTCTAAATCTTCACGTGAATCAAACTCACCTAAGAATTCACACGTTGTTGGAGGCTGTACTATATTACTAAATGCGTATGGATCGCCCTTACCAATCAAGTACGCATCATACTGGTCTAACCACCTAGTGTTAAATGATTTGCTGTTACTGGCGCATATCAGAGTCTTGTTTGTAGCATATACACGGAACTGCCTAATATAACTGTCCTTAGGTTCTAGGTATAATGTAAACATATTAACTCTCCGTTGATTTATTTATAGAACTATAAAAGAATGGCACACCCTAAGGCATGCCACGTATTGTTATGCGAATTTAACTTCGCCTTTTGGAGCATTGTCTACAACATGCACTGTACCAACCAGCTTGAATTCGATCGGTTCAGAACCTTTCTCATCAGCAGCCATTTGAGCATTGATCATCATCTCGTGGATGTGCTTCTCAAGATGCATTGCCATGTCTTTAGGTAGACGGTGCTTGTTACCTTCCGTATCAACAACCTCAAGACGCAAGAATGCATCAGCAGGTTTGAAGTTAGAGTTAGTAGTTGCACGAGAAGTTGAAGTTTTACGAGCCATAATATTGTACCTATTTAAATTGAATTGGGGATGCAACAGCGCATCATCTTAAGCACGTAGTGCTTGATAACATTCTATCTTGGCATATAGAGGTGATTTAATGTGTAGGACACGCTCTTGATCTTTGTGTAAAGAATTAAGCACCCATAAGGGTGCTTAATAGTTTGTACTACATACGACAGAAGGCGTCATACATGTGAGTACGTCCGTAGAACACAGTTTTGTTTAGGTATACCATTAACTCTTGTACAGTAGAGAACTGCATTGATTGATATTGAATCATTACTTACCTGCCTTACGTTTAGCGTCTTGAATTGCCTTTCTAAGCTTAATTAGAGCTTCTTTACTATAGTTATTTAACATAGTAGTTAGCCCTTTAGTGCTTCAAGCACAGCTTTCTTAGTCATACCAAACTTACGGCATACTACCGTTAGTTGCTTTTGATTACCTGACTGTACAGTATCACCACCAACACCATAGATACTTACAGTAATGCCACCATTGCGTAGCGATTGAACACGTACAGATTGGTTAGCTTGGTTAGTCATGCGGATTACTTTAGGGGAGATATTCATAGTTATTACCTTATTACTTTATGGGATAGGGTTAATTGAAGTCGAGCTCTTGCTCATCTTCAAATTGCTCTAGATCATCTACTAACGCATTGAACTCATCAAACGAGGTAGCTTGTGCAGTGATATTCTTTTCAGGTGCAGTATAAATAAACGAGTACATCTCTATTCCTTATTAATGAGCACACAACATGTATGCTCTATTCATTTTAATCACGTAGTGATTCTTCACGTTCAGCACGTGCTTGCTTACGTTTTACTTCAGCATCAGCTAGCGTATCGACAGACTGTGCACCACATTCAATGTAGTGACAGATAAGACGGATGATGTTGTAAGGTAATTTGATTAGTAACCAGATGTTCATTAGCATGTTATACACTCTCTTTAGTGATGGTTTTAAAGGTCTCATGTGATGCATCATCCATGAGGTATTGCATTTGTATCCACTGAGTCAGTTCATTAACGTCATTGAAGTCACCAATAATATGTATAGACTCTTCATTGAGGATATGACCACCATCAACAAACATTCTATGGTGAGGGTCAGCTTCTTCAGTCATATATTTAAGCTCATGCAATATATTATTAATAGCACTTAGGGCATTTTCCACATTAGGTGATATACCACCTATCCATGCAAATTGATCATGTTCTGTCAACATAGCTAATGATGTGCCTTCTCCGCAGTAAACATTAAATAAACGTAGCTTCATAGTTTATAACCTTAGGGATATTTTGAGGGTTAAGTATTAGTATAGATATAGCCATTAAAGACTATATCCATAGTAATAGAGTATAGGGTTAGAAGTTAGTAGAAGTATTAGTATACTTCTATAGTAGTATTAAGACTTGTAGTAGATGTCTTCTTCTACAGTACATACACCATTTACTTGAGTGATATCTTTACGCTCTATCCCTTGTGATACAAGGACATGGATACATTTCATATCTTCTATGTAATGTCTCATATCTTTATGAGCTTCTTCTATTAGTAGGTGTAACATTAGTGAACTGATAGCAATTACAGTAAGTACAGCGGTAGTAGCTTTAAGGGTATTCATAGTGTTTAGTCTCATGTGGTAAGGGTTAAGGATAGGGAGATAATGTAGAATAAATCATTACATTCACACTTCTTCCCTCATCTTTCTCACGTAGTGAGTAGTCTTTCCTACCCTATCTATCCGTTTGTGTTGTGTTGTGTTGTGTAAAAAAAGGTAGAGCAGCCCGAAGGCTACTCTGCTTTTGTTTCTGTTGCTGGTGTTGCTGGTGCTTCTTCTTCTTCTTCTTCTTCTTCTTCTTTGTGAAGTTCTAGATCTGATTCGTCTAGCTTTAAGTCTTCTAATGTATCACGTAGGAGTTTAGCTGAATGTGCTTGACCTACTTTAGCTACGTTGTCTAGACCGACCATGGTACGTTCTGCTACTGCGCCTAGCAT